GCCAACAGAACGACTCATACGCCAATCAAAACCAACAGCAGGGCAACTATGCCAACAACCAGCAATACGCCCCGCAGAACGCCACTCAGCAGCCCACAGGCGGGTATCAGGGATATCAGAGCCAAGGATACCAGCAGGGCAACGGCTACCAAGGCGGACAGCAGTATCAGCAGCAAATGGAAACGGCACAGTCCGACATCCCATTTTGAGCCGTACTAAAGGACGTAAGGGACGTTTTCGGAGAGGTCGAGGTGAGATATGAGAGGAACGGCGCTTGAGTGCATACAGTGGCTCGCCTCCCAAGAGCCCACAAAGCGCTTCGAGGTCACTGAGGAGACTTCCAAGAAGAAGAGGAGCCTGACCCAGAACGCATATTATTGGGTCATGCTAAACAAGCTGGCGGCGAAGCTCAGGATGTCCGACTCCGAGCTGCACAAGAACATGCTTCGGGAGTACGGAGTCTACGACGTGTTCTCAATCTTGGACAACATACCGATTGACGGATACTTCCGATACTACGACGTGATAGGACACGGCTACGTCAACGGTCGAAGGTTCAAGCACGTCAAGGTATACAAGGGAAGCTCGCACATGGACAGCGCCGAGTTCTCGAGACTCATAGACGGCATGCGCGAGGAATGCGCGATACAGGGAATCGATGTCATGACACCGAGCGAGATTGCCGAGATGAGGTTTGTAGAGCCAGACGTTTGATGTATAATAAGACATGGCGGGTGGTAGCCGCCGCATATGATACAATGTGAACTCACGCCCTGCGGGACTGCTACCACCAGTCTTGCGGGGCGTAGTGGTTAGGCAGGACATATGGCGAAGAGAAAGCCGAGCCTTTACAACAAGCCAGATGACGGATGCTGGGTTTGTCACAACCCGAACGTTTGCATGCATCACATATACGAGGGAAACGGAAGGCGGCAGGTTAGCGACGTGGAGGGATGCTACGTATTTCTCTGCCCGAATCACCATACGACGAGCGAGTTTGGTGTCCACAGCGACAAGACGCTCGAAATGTTCTTCAAGGAGGACTGTCAGCGTAGATGGGAGAGGCGAGAGGGCGAAGGCCCAGAGACGCGACAGAGGTTCATACGCCTCTTCACGATGAGTTATCTGAAGGAAGATGAACAATGAAACAGGCAAAGGGAATACTGACCAAGCGTGCCAAGTACATAGCGGAAATGGCCTCACTGCTCGCGGAGAGGGCCGAGAGGTATGAGTCAGTGGTCGATGACCAGTACGGCGGAAACCAGTTCGGAAGGTACGGGTACCAGTTCGGGCAGACCGACTGTGGCACCAACGTGGAGCGCATGATTGTCCAGATGAGGGCGGAGCTTTTGGAGATGGGAAGGATGTTGAGTCAATGATTGACGTGAAAGGTAAGAACGTGTTTCTGAGCGGCCCAATGTCGGGCCTTCCCGAGTACAACGTGGCGGAGTTCGCGAAGGCCCACGCGATGCTCAAGGAGCGAGGAGTGTCCTACACCTTCAACCCTGCCATAAGGTATCTCGTGCTTGGTGCGGAGAAGGCCAAGAGGATGACGCACGATGACTACATGGCCGACTGCATACACGAGCTTACCATGCGCGAGAAGCGTTCTCAGGAGTGGTGCTGGGTCGTTCCGATGAAGTACGACATGCTCGTGCTTCTGGAAGGCTGGGAGGAAAGCGTAGGCTCTAGGTACGAGAAGGTGGTGGCCGAGTCATGCGGAATACCAGTCTACGAGCTTTGGGAGGTAATCTCATGACCAGCAAGACAGAAGAGGTGTTGAAGCACCTGAAGATTCATGGAAGCATAACGAGCCTTGAGGCGATAGAGCTTTACGGTGCCACTAGGCTATCGTCGATAATCTTCACTCTGCGGAAGCGTGGGTACGCAATCGATACCATGAGGCAGGGGATGGTTGACAGGTACGGTCGTGCCGTGAACTACGGCAAATACGTCCTTGACGTGAGGAAGTCTGCTGAGAACATGTTCGGTCGTAGGGAAGTCGAAGAGCCTGCTGCAAAAGAGCAAGCGCAGGTAGCCAAAAACTGAAAATTGAGCTATAATAGAAATTCCAAACGATGATGACGGCATCGTTGTGGTACAATACATAGCGAAACAGACACCCACCCAGATTGCCGTCATCAATCTGGGTGGGTGTTTTGTTTTAGGAGCGAAGATGAAATCAATGGAAAGAGATACAGCACAGGAGATTCTGAGCGGCTATCCATCTCTCATGAAAATCGAAGAGGTAGCCGAGGCGTTGAGATGCGTTGATAAAACGGTGAGAAACCTGATTGCTGAGAATCAATTGGAATGCACGAGAGTTGGCAGAAACATTTTCGTGGCGAAGTCATCCGTACTGGACTATCTATGCAGACCAGTGAGCGCGGCACAGTACAGGCCAAGGAAAAAGTAGTAAAATAGGGTTTGTCGATGGTACCAGCATCGAGACGTGATACAATGTATCAAAACGAACGCCCTGCCTAGGTTGCTGGTACCAACTTAGGCGGGTGTTTTGTTTTAGGAGAGACATGCTTGAGGTAGATGAGCGAATAGTCAAAGAATCTGGGCCAAGCGCAGCCATAGCAATCGCTTGGCTTCAAAAGAACTTCGAGCCTCATAGTAAGATTGCGAGCCTTAGTACGGTGTTCAAAAGGCTTGAGGATGAAACAGGGATACATATGCCTTATTACCTTTTTTGTACGCAGGCAAATGTCGGTGATGAAAAATGAGGTACACGATAGAGGGATTCAGTCAGACAAAAGAGACAAGATAAGCTATAATTATTTTTTAGAGGGTAGGAGCCTCGATGATATGTTACAATAACCATACGCCCCGCAGGTGCTCCTACCACCTAGCGGGGCGTAGTGCGTAGGAGGCACAAATGCCGAGATGGTACGTGAACAGAATTCTATTAACTACATTGTACCGAGACCTGTGCTCAATATCGAAGGAACATCCGATTGCACAGACAGACCGAGGGCCAAGGCCTAACCGAAAGTTGCCGATGGTAGGCAAGAGGGGCGACTTGCATAGGCAGCTCTGCTTCTTCCATAAAGAAGCCTACGCTGGTGAGTGTGATGGATTTCTGTTCTTCTCCATGCCGTCAGGAACGGTTCACGAGGGATGGACGCTTGCGGTGCCAAGGAACAGGGCCGACAAGATGTGGAAGGGGCCTGTGAATGCGCTGTACGGTGGATACGTTGTCAGGTACCCAGAGAGTCACTATGCGTACCCGATAGTCAAGGGCCACGAAAGCGACATCATCGAGACCGACGATATACAGCACGAGCTTTTGGATGCGCTGTACCACGAGCTGCTTCCCGTAGACACAGCGGCGCATTGGGTCAGAATGGGCAGAGGCCGCAAGATTCGCGTCAAGCTCCACGGCCTTCACAGCTCGGACAGACGCGAGACAATAGCTTGCAGGGTAGTGATGAGGGACTATTGGAACGACCAATACTTCAACACCAAAGCGGGCAGGGGGAGGACATTCCTGAGTGACGTGCACCCCACAACCATGTGCAGGATTACCAGCGTGCTTAGCAGCGACATACAGGATATGGCAACAGACGGTTCGAAGAAGGCGAGGAGCAGGGCGCTCAACCTTGGTGACGAGTGGTTCGAGTGCGGGAACGGTCATTACGGTCCAGCGATAGACGAGTGCATGTTCATCACGTCGAACGGAATCAGGTATCCGCACTTCCAGATGAGGTGCGAGACGTGCGGAGACATATTTACGCCGCCAGAGTTCAGTGAAATGAACAAGAGCATCAAGAACTATGCATTCACTCAAGCGTCATTGGGTGGTGAGGCGTTCAGGACCGAAACTCCCAAATACAGCGTTCTGAGAAATGTGGACGAGTGGTCTATGGAATAGGTTATAATATGCGCTGACGATGATTGCGGCATCGTTGTGCTATACTACATAGAAGACGGGACACCTGCCTAGATTGCCGCAATCAGTCTAGGTGGGTGTTTTGTTTTAGGAGCAACATGGAGAAGGATAGATACAAAGGACGGAATCAAGAGATAAGGGAACGCCGCGCAAACGGCGAAAAGCTCGCTGACTTGGCAAAAGAGTACGGCATATCGACAGCGCGTGTTCAGCAGATAGCAATGGTGCCAGAAAAGACCGAGCCAGACGATGACGTATGGGTTGCGCTCAAGTTGGCAGCAGAAAGACTTGGATGCCAGACAGTGCTTGTCAGGACGTACAACATAGTCAAAAGGGGGATGTATGTACCTAATCCTGAAATCGGAGATGACGATGACGATTGGATTCGCGCGACGATAAACAATGTGCCGAGTATGGTTCGCGTGCCGTTCGAGCAGATACCGCGAGACAAGTGGGGAGAGCTGAGGAATTGCGGGAAAAAGTGCCTTGAATTACTCTATGCAGCTTTCCCAGAAAAGTAGTAAAATAAAGACCTAGACAGATTGGCCCTGTCTGTGATACACTATTCTCATACAGAGAACACCGTGCGGTTGGGCCAATCTTCCGCGCGGTGTTTTTTGTTAGGAGAGCTATGGAGAAAAGAGCGGAGAACGTACAGAGGTTCATTGACAGAATACACGGGAATCTGGATGAACAAATCAACAACGCTACAGAAAAATGCGAAAGCCCAATTGAAGAGCTTATGGCAGTGGCACTTATGGTTACCAAACCACATATCACTGGACACGTTTTCGACGTCGTTCCGCAAGTACGAATAAAGGGACTAAAGTACCGAGTCGACTTCACCGTAAGCGTGAACAGTGAGGCATTCGTAAGCGAGGGCGACTTTGAGTGCTCAGACCTCGTTATGACAAGATTTGCCGTCGAATGCGATGGACATGAATGGCATTCGACAAAGGAGCAGATTAAACGCGACAACGAGCGTGACATAGAGATACTAAAAAATGGTGTGCCAGTAATCCATTTTTCAGGCTCCAAGATAAACGCAGACCCAATCGAGTGCGCAAAGGAAGTTTGGACAACTCTCCTCTCGGCTCATCAATTCTACGTAGAAGAAATCGAATGCTCCATGTCGCAAGTGCTTGAAAGCGTTGGGATTATGAAGGAGCTGAACAATGGGTAGAAAGCCGACAAAGCCCGTAGAAAGCATCCTTAAAGAGCACAACGACGTAACGCTCAAGGCGTTCATGGTCAACGACCTTCACCTGAGCGGAAACGAGCTAATCATATTCGCCGTCGTATACAGCTTTTCGCAGGACGGTGAATCATGCTTCTACGGTTCGAGGAAGTATCTTGCCTCGTGGTGCCAGATACACGAGGGGGCCGTTGACTACCAACTCAACAAGCTGCTGAAAAAGGGATTCATAACGAAAAGCCATACAAGGCGTGAGGATGGGAGCCTTTGCAGCATATTGAGGGCGAACCTCCCGCTTATAGAGTCACTTATGTGCCAGTCACAAAAATTTGAGAGTGGAGACACAAAAATTTGTGACAGCCACACCCAAAAATTTAGTACAGGCCACACCCAAAAATTTATGACTAATAAAGAAGAACCTAATACCAAAGAAAATACTAAAGAAGATAAGGAAGAACTTCCTTACGCAGAAATCATCGGATACCTCAACGAGAGGAGGGGGAAGAACTTCCGACACACCACTGCGGACTATTGCAGGGAAATCCACGCCAGATGGGTTGACGAGGGCAAGCCAGACATTGCCGAGTTCGTGAAGAAGTGCAAGTACGTCATAGACGTGAAGTGCGCCGAGTGGCTGGGAACCGACTTCGAGAACAACCTGAACCCAAAGACGCTGTTCAGAGCCGCGAACTTCGACCGATATGCCAACCAGTCGATGCCGAAGAAGCCCAGCAAGCCACAACGACAGACAGACCTCAGCGAGCATTCAGAGCCACGAATCGGCTCAATGAGGACAGACAACAGGACAGAAAAGACAGAGGTGTACAGGGGCAACGGAGTCTGGGAGGAGTACGTATCGGATTACGTGCCACAGGAAGGAGACGAAGACATTGACTTCTACGGATAAATGCCGATTCTGCGGAAGGGAGCTACCGACCAAGAACTTCGCCCTACCCGGCCACAGGCCCATGCTCGTCACCCTTCCGTGCGACTGCGAGCAGTCAAAGGAGCGACAGAGGCAGGAGCAGCTAAAGACAGACAGGGAAGAGATTGCGAGGATTCTCAGAGACGTGTGGGACAGGTCGAACGTACCGCCGAGGTTCGCCCACGTCAGCGCCGACTTCGACACGGCGGCACCACTGTTCGAGGGCAGGTGGCTCTACCTCTACGGAGAGAACGGCAGGGGCAAGACCTATACAGCGTGCCAGACGGCCAAGGCATACCTCATACGCAACACCATGCGCGACAGGATACCAACGAGAGACGGGTTCGCAGAAGGTAGCATGAGGTGCAGGGTGTCATTTCGCTTCGTCGAGGCTCAGGGGCTTTTGTTGGAAGTAACTTCATCTTGGAACAAGTGGGGCATGAGCGAGGAGCAGGTCAAGTCGAGGTGGGCTGGCGTAGACCTTCTGATTCTCGATGACTTGGGAAAGGGCGTGCCGTCAGAGTGGGCCGCAGAGACCATCTTCGACACGATAAACGGTCGCTGGAAGTGCAACCAAGACCGAGGACAGAGGAAGGCAGGTGAGACTCCGAGGCTCACCATAATCACGTCTCAGTACGGCATAGACGATTTGGCGGAGCGCTACCGAAGGGCCGGAGCCGAGACGCTTAGCGCGATGGTGTCTAGGCTCAGGGGAGAATGTGAAGAAGTGAGGCTTGGTGGCGGTGACAAGAGAATCACTTTACAATCTTGACAAAACGTTATATAATACGTATATATCCATAATCTACAGAAAGGGAAAGAATGGCAGAATACAATCCGTACACAAAGACTGAGGAAGAAGTGGTCAGGGCTTTCTACCCCACGGAGGGAGCGAAGGGGTGCGTCGCTAGGCTCAGGGAGCTTGGTTACGTCAGGAACTCGGACTCCGTGAGAATCAAGGCCGCTTCGCTGGGGGTGAGACGCGACCGCTCGAAGAAGTTCCCAGTGGACTCTTGGAGCGAAGAGGAGATTTCCGTACTTAGGAGACACTACCCGCAGCTCGGAGTCAAGGGAACGAGGAAGGCGCTTTCCGACGCGGGGTTCGACAGGTCATACGTCGCGGTGAGGGACAAGGCGGCAGAGCTTGGCGTGAACGGCCCGCACTACCGCAAGAAGGCGAAGGGAAAGGGAGACGTGAAGCTCATACACGTCTGCCTTGACACCAACTTCGACGCCGACATCATAGACGAGATTGAGAGCCAGAGGAACCGAAGCGAGTACATCCGCTCCTTGGTGAGAAGGGACATGTCCTAAAAAAAGTTGTTTACAAATAGATTTGTTTGTTGTATAATGTAAATACGTCAAAAGCAAAGGAGGAAAACATGACGGAGATGGAGAGGAACTTCAAGCGCGACTGCAAGATGGCGGTATTGAAGCAGATTGCCATTTACGGGGCCGCAGTGCTCATTGCAATCCTCACGCATGTCTTCGTGAACGGGGGCATCAAATGGTAGGAGAGCTTACGAAGGCCCTGAGAGCAGCCGCCACCGACGCGGAAATGTCCTACTCGAAAGGTTACCTGCTAAAGGGCAGGAGGGTGGATACTGACAACGTCACGACACTCTGGCCCGTAAAGGACAAGCCGCTTCTCACGCTCACGTTCGAGGAAGTGGACGGTGAACTGTTCTGCGAAGACTCAATGACCGTAAACCAAGCGATTGCGATGGCGGAGGTCGCTAGGAATGGCAGATAAAGAAGCAATCATCGACGCCGCAAGAGGACTCGAGACGTGCATACGAGACCTATGCCCGGATACGTTACATAAATCAGTAGCGATTGAGCATTTGAGACGTGCCGTCAAATTGGCGTGCGCAAGCATGGATAGAAAGGATAGTCAATGAACACGTTTTACCCGAACATTCCCACCGTGCCAAGCGAAGGCACGGAGATGCCGAGATACGCGCATAAGGGCGATGCTGCGGTCGATTTAGTTGCTACCGAGAACGCAACGCTCATGCCCGGCGAGTGGAAAAAGATTGGAAGCGGCCTGCGGTGCGCTATACCGCGAGGCTTCGTCGGCTTGGTCGTGCCGAGGAGTGGTCTTGGATGCAAAGGTCTAGTTCTCAAGAACGGATGTGGAGTCATCGACTCCACGTACAGGGGCGAAATCGGACTCACCTTGTACAACAACAATCCCACAACGATTTGGAAGAAGGTGAAGGGCATATTCGCCCTAACCTTCACTAACGGTGGACGAGAGGAGCCAGAGGGCACCATCCATGTGTGCAAAGGCGATAGGGTAGCGCAGATGCTCATCATGCCCGTGGCCGAAGCGACTTTCCTTCAAGCGTCCTCATTGGACGAGACAGAGCGCGGAGAAGGCTCGTTTGGGTCAACAGGTGTACATGAAAGGCTGTAATGGACGGAATCAGAATCATAAGCACTAGCCATTGCGAGACAAGCAAGTGCAGGTACTACGTCAATGGGGCCTGCACCCTTGCACAGCACTATTGGTGCTCGAACAGGGAGGTGTTGTGATGTTCAATCCGACAGACGAGCTATGCGCGAAGCTTGGCGAGCTGGGAATCAAGTACACGACTGACGATTCAAATGACTACGAGGTTATAGAGTGGAGAGGGTCATACGACCTTTGGTGGCAGTTCGTCTACGACCCATATGTGGAAGAGCCATATGGAGAGCTTCGACTTCTAGACACTGGTTCGACAAATCTCACCCCCAAGCAAGCCATCGACGTGACGGTTGGCGATAAGCAGAAAGACAATCCGAGAAACTACAACCCCGATGGCACACCGAAGATACCGAACATGCACATAGGCGCAGACCCAGATTGGGTCGATTGGGTGGCGAGATTGAAGCACGAGGAGCCGTTAAGCCTCAAGGAAGCCGTCGAGCAGCTTATGTTCGAGACCATATGCTTCGGAGGTGACATGGGGCCGAACGACTGCGGAGGCGAGCATTGTCCAGACGAGGGCATGGTGTATACCAACGACTTCATCAATGGTTGGGTGAGCAAAATCGACGTGACAGTGGGCACCGAACCAGACGAAGCGACCATGCTCAAGCTCCATGACCGCATGAACGCGGCGCTGCTCGACTACGAGAGCGCGATGGGCATCGATGGCGGGAGCGGGGCGAACACCGTGCCGTCCGTCAACGAGATGCACCAAATCATCGAGGACGCCGCGAAGGCGGGCGTGGGGACGTGCCACTGCACAACACCAGATGACGCATGGTGCTTTTCATGCAGCTCATGCGGTAAGAGCTTCCCGAGGAACGAATTGCATATGGCTTACAACCACGGAGAAATCAACTATTGCCCGAACTGCGGCGCGAAGGTAATCGGAGGTTGATATGTGGGAACTAGCAGTGCCGTTCACCATGTACGAGGTGAGCGATAGCGGCGAAGTTCGCAACATCAAAACAAAGCGTGTTTTATCACAACAGGTGAATAACCGAGGATATGCGAAGGTTTTCCTTTCCAACAACGGAAAGCAGAACGGCGTTCTCGTCCATCGTCTCGTAGCTACAGCTTTTGTTGTGAACGATGACCCAAAAAATAAAACGCAAGTGAACCACATCAATGAGGACAAGACGGACAACCGAGCCGTGAATCTCGAATGGGTCACTCCATCGGAGAACATCAATCACGGCACAGGTATTGCACGACGGACAGCAGAACAATCAATACCAGTCGTGATGATTTATAAAGGCTTGTCCGTGATGTTCGATTCTGCGCACGACGCAGAGAAACGAACAGGCATACCAGCGAAAAGCATTCAGAAATGCTGTACAGGAAAGCTGCAAACGACTCATGGAGGAGCATCGTTTGCATATCTTGGCGCGAAGGTGGTGAACGAATGAGTAACGTGCTCCCAAAGCCAGCCTGCGAAGGTATGGGCAGGAAAGAAACGACATCGCTCTTGGACTCCGAGCTGATACGCCTCAGACTGACAAGGAAGAACTCATACAGCTATTGGGCGCATGAGGTGTTGGTCGAAAGGAACACCGACCACGAGAGGCGAGTGGACTTCGTTGAGTTCCTTCCGAAGGGAGGTGTGACGTACAGCGACGGGCCGCACGTCGAGCATGGGACGTTCACTTTCTACGAGGTCAAGAGTTGCGTCGAAGACCTCAAGAGCGGTCACGGCCTGAACTTCTACGGTGACGAGAACTTTCTCGTCATGCCCGTGGAGATGTACGAGAGCTACAAAGTGTTGAGCATGAATGACGATTACGTGCGTACTCACACGAGGCTTGCAAGGTGCCTGCTCTATGGAATCGGGAGGAATGGGAAACCGACGTTCTGGGAGCAACCAAAGGATTGGGTTGCCGAATGGCATTGCAGGAAGTATGGTGCGGCAGAGCTTCTTTTCGCGATGATGCGGGCGATGATTGCGAACTCAGGTCATTCCGACGTTGACCATCCAGTAATGAGAATCAATAAGGAAGGGTGATGAGCGAGTCATGAAGACAATCATGTTCGCTACAGGATGTGTCGTGGGCTTCGCGGCATTGACAGTGCTTGGAGTCCGCGATGACTTCTTCGGTGGTGACATATGGACGCTCCGCGAAATAATACGCGAGTACGAGAAGATGACCGAGAAGCTGAAGAAGCTCAAGAAGCACGGCATAGACCTTGATGGTGGCACGTTGAGCATAAGGTTGTGGGAGTAGTCATGATGCCTGACTCCGACGAGGTGTACTTCTCCGACAAGAGCGACATGAGCATAACTAGGCTGTCGCCAGAGAGGGGCTACGACACTCACAGATGCCCACGCTCATTAAGGGCTGGATGCTCGATAAGGAGGTATCCCAAGGAGGATGCTAGGAGATTCATGCACAGGGATGGACTATGGCATCTGTACAAGAGGAGGTACGACTTCGACTATGACATAACGCTCATGGAAGAGGTCGCACGGATAGACTACTGCCCGTTCTGCGGCGAGCCTATCGGATGGGCGTGACCATGGGAGAGGTCATACCCTTCGTGAAGCACGGACACAAGATGAGCGATGCCGTGAGGCGATTGTCCGCCAGACTGATGGACAAGCTGGGAGGTGATTCCGATGGTCGAGGAAATACAGTCCATCCGAAGCACAATCGATGACCTACGAGACAGCGCCGAAGATATGGAGCGTGCGTTGAATGCCGTCGTGGATGACGGAAACAGGCTCATGTCGCGCGTCTCGTGGCTAGAGGCCGAGAACGAAAAGCTGCGTGAGTTGATACGCACCGTGTGGCTTGCTGGTGACTTTCGCTCGTTTCTAGGTGTTGAAGAAATCAAGGAACGCATGCGCGAATTGGGAATCGAGGTATGAAATGAATGACGAAAAGTTAGAGTGCAAGGTAGTTAGAAATGATGGACAGGTGTACATGGAGTGTGACCGCAAGACGGCTCGCAGGCTTGTCAGGCAGTTAAACGAGATGTACGAGGGCGTGTACAAGTATAGGGTTAAGCCGAGATGAGCACGATTATCAGGCGTGACTGCGTGTATTGCATCGACTTGCAAGAGCAGGGCGCACTCTGCGACCATCCATGCACGCTGTATGGTTGAGAGCCAATCGACGCAGTGTGCAACGGATGCAGGAGGTACGAGCGCAGGATGTCAACACGTGAAATGCTCGACAGGATACACGTGCTCGAAAAAAGATTAAAAGAATCAGAATTTTGGCGAGAGAAATACGCAGACGAGATTATCCAACTTAAACCAGAAAACGCCAAGTTACGTGAGTTGGTACGGCACATGGGCGCATGTATCCAGTATTTGGACCGCACCGACAAGGACGGCGGATGCGTCCGCTGCCCATATCAGACAGTCGAGCACGACTGCGGATTCGAGCAGCGCATGGTCGAGCTGGGAATCTATGTTGGCGGTAGCGTATGAGCCGCCCGCCCATAGCAAACGTTTTGCGCGAGTACGCTGATTTTCTCAAGAAAAGCGGAGAAGTGACCGACTACTACATACTCATCAACATCGCCGACGAGATAGACGCGGAGCATCGGCGGAGAATGTATCAACAGTCGCACGACATACGCAAGGCGTCGTGCAAGTATCTTGCGCCGGTCATAGAGGACTACAGGCACGGGAGAAAGAGGAAGAGAAACTAATGAATGAAATCAAATTGACAATCCGTCCATTTGAGATGGACACGTTGAAGGAAGCTGCAAAGAAAGTGCAGGAAGAGGCGGGCGAGGCTTTTGCAGAGTACGTAATCCTACAAGAGCAGCAGGACAGAAGTACCACAAGACTTGCCGACGAAATCGCCGACGTGATACAGGCGAGCTGCAATCTCGCGGCGCGATACAACCTCGATTTACAAGCGGCTATGCTGCGCTGCGAACAGAAGAATCGGTCGAGGGGAAGGTATCCGATGGAGGAAAAGCATGTCGAGTCTTGCGGAATACGTGACGGCCACGATTGCGATTGCGGCGGGGATTGCGCTGATGCGCCTGCTGGAGTGGGCGTTCTACGGGAGAAATCGCCCGATGAGATGAGCGTAGAAGAGCTGATTAAGGCGCTTTACCTAGCCAATGGAAATGGCTACTGTGAAGATGGCTCATGTACAAAAACGCTTGGTGTTGATTGGTGCGGCATCTACCACACTTGCACAAGCTGCCGCGAACGCTTGCTCGACCTACTTGAGACGGCGTACAAGCAGGAAAAAGAAGGGTTACGGTGCGAGGAGTCATACCTTGCCGACGAGATAGTAAAGCGCGACAAGGAAATCGAGGGGCTGAAAAGGGAAATCGCCGACCTCACCCACAAGCGCGACGGATTGCGGAATCGTCTCACGGAGTTGAACGAAGCTGGCATCACGGGGTTGCACAGGCTCATGCGGGAGACTGTGGGCGAAGCGAAGAACGTCACCCACAACGCACGTGTGTACATCGATAAGCAACAAGGGAGCAAGGATGAGCGGTACGGAGATTGCGGAAGCATTGGGTGGAATCATGGCGGCGATTGTGGTGCTCAATGTGCTAGAGAGCATCTTCTACCCGCAGAACCGCCCGCGCAAGAGATGAGCGAGCGAGAGAAGGTGTTAGAGCGGCTGCGTGGATATGACGTCTACATGGCGGAGACGCCGTCAGAGAACGCGAGCAGGCTGTTCGCATGCATAACAGGAAACAAAGATGCAGAGATAGCATGCGGGAACGACATCGAAGCCGTGCGTGACAAGCTGATTGAGCTGATAGGAGGCGTGAACGATGCCTAGTGAGTTTCCCCGACGCACGTGGACGGCTGAGGAAGTGGAAATCCTCAAGGAGATGTACCCGATTCACGGCGCGGACGTGAGCAAGTGGGAGAAAAAGATAGAGAAATCCCGCAATGCGATTTACTCTAAGGTAGACAAGCTCGGCCTTTGCCGATACGACATAGACACGGGTGTCAGCGAAGAGCAGAGGGTCTTGCTCGCCAAGGCTTTCGTGGCGGTCTGCAAGAGAATCGGAATCGACGTGCATCGCGCAATCAGGGAGATAAATCAGCTCAAAAGAAGGAGGCTCATATGAGCGCACAAAAACCGTACTACCATATCGCGTCCGTGCTCAATGTGCCGACGGTATTCGCAAGCATCGAGTACCCGAGGGACGAGCCGCCAGAGAGCATCGAGATTGACGGCACCGTGTGGAAGAGGGTTGACGATGGCGAGTCTGATTGAGCGCGACCGTCCCAAGCAGCTCGACTACAAGGAGATTTTCGCCACGACAATGTACGAGATGATTTGCGAGATATTCCCCGCCCACGGAATCGAGCAGATGGACGAGGAGGAGTTCGACAAGATGGTGACGGAGATTACGCGCGAGCACTACTGGCCCATACTCGGCGAGTTCCGAAAGAAGAACGGGCTTAGTTTGACATCTGGCATAAGGTTCCGTTGGTAAAGACATCCCCGCAACTGCGCGGGGATTTTTAAAAATAGTTCTTTCCACAATGATAAGTATATTATATAATGTAAATATAAGCAAAGTACAGTATTAAAGCAAGGAAAGGGGTTAGAGTGAACTTCGCCACTGGAAGGAAGATGAGGGAGGTGCCGAGGAAGCAGTGGCCCTTCATGCCGTCAATCGAGACGGTACCTCTGAGAGTGTGGTTGAGCAACGACTATCTAGCCGTGCTCTATCAGCAAAGGATTGACGGAAAGAAGAGGCTGACCGTCAACAGGACTAGGATGAACGGGAGGAGTTGGAGGGACGGAATCACTTGGGACGAGCTACAGCGAATCAAGAACGAGACGCTTGGTGCTGACGTGTGGTGCGTCGAGGTTTACCCTCCGGATTCAGAGCTGGTAAACGTAAGCAACATGAGGCACCTATGGGTTCTGCAAGAACCTCCCGAGACTAGGTTCCCAAAAGAGAGGGTGTTCAGCGACGATGACGCTAAGGTCGCGGTAGGAATGATAAGGAAAATGATTGGGAGGAAGTAGATGAGGGTCATATGCATAGGAAGCATGCACGACCGCATCGCAGTGAGGGATTATACGGGAAAAACCGTATTCACTGGGAGCGGAAAGGAGCTTGTGGACGTGCTCAAGTCTCACGAGAGGCTGATGGAAGAGATAGACATGGACGAGAGGGGAGAAGAGTGGACTGGACGGACGAGCAGCGAAGGCTTCTGGTCGAATGCGCGACACATGCGACGATAGTGACTGGACACGACCTGCAAGAGTGCCTGACCGAGCTGCATGTCTTGGTAAAGGCTTACAAGGCGGGAAAAGCCGACGAGGACGGGAGGAACAAATGACTCATGAGGAATGGAGTATGAAGAGATGGGCATAACCAACAAGCTCAACCTGCCGCAGCCGTTTGTAGATGCGGCCACCAATGACCACAAGTATAAGCACCACAGGTACAGCGTGACGGAGGTTCTAGGCGGTACGTGCGAGGCCGTCCTGAAGCGCAGGCACGCGGGCGAGGGAGAGGAAGACGTTGCGGACTCAGTCTGGCGTATACTAGGTTCCGCCGTCCACAAGATTCTTGAGGAGGCAGAGTCAACCGAAAGTCAACTCCAAGAAAACTGGTTCAGCGTACCGATTGGAGACAACGGCTACGAATTGAGCGGTATATTCGACCTGTACGACGGCGATACGCATACAGTCACGGACTGGAAGACGTGCGCGACGTGGAAAATCATATTCGGAGACTTTGAGGATTGGCGAAAGCAGACGCTGATGTACTGCTGGATGCTGAGAAAGCTCGGACTAGAAGCCGAAAGCGGCGAGATTGTCGCAATCATGCGAGACCACAACATGAGGAAGGCTAGGACTGAGAAGGATTACCCGCCGCATCCAGTCTACAAAATCGGCTGGGACTTCACATACGAGGACTTCGACCAAATCGAGAGCGACATCATGTTGTGGTTCTCGAAGGTCATGCACGAGGAGCAGCTTCCAGACTCGAAGCTCACGCCGTGCAGCCCAGAACAGCGTTGGCACAAGGATGACAAGTGGGCCGTCAAGAAGAAGGGCGTGAAGAGGGCTGTTCGAGTCTACTCAAGCAAGCAGGACGCATACCAACGTGCCGCTGGCGAGAACATGGAGGCCAAAGGCGAGCCGTTCTATGTCGAGGAGCGCAGGGGCGAGGATACCAAGTGCGAGTCGTACTGCTCGGTTGCCGAGTTCTGCCCATACTACCGAGCGTTGATGAAAGATAGAGAGCAATAAGCCAGAGAAAAGCCCATGAGAAATCGGGGTAAAAATTTTGAAAAAAGTGCTTTACATGAAACAAAACATAATGTATAATATAAGTGAACAGCGGGAAGGAAAGGTCTTCTCGCACGACATAGGAAAGGACAAGACATGGAAATCGAGACATTGAAGGCCATCTACGAGGAGAAACAGGCAAAGTACCAGTCGCTGTGCGATGCGTTGAATGCTGCCAACGAGGCGCAGAGAAGAATCAAGGAGATGTGCGACGCCGCCATGACCGACATGCACAAGGCTGGCGAGGAGCTTCTTGGAGCCATGAAGCAGTAGATAGCATAAAAGCAATGGTTTCACCTATGGAGGGTCGGTTTTCTGGCCCTCCAAATTTTTTGAAAAAGTTCTTTACATTTATGTTGTACTGTTGTATACTGTAATTAAGGCAAAGGGAAAACAACCCGAAAGGAAACTACCATGTATCAGGACTTCGAGACTTTGAACGACCTCATTGAGTATCTTCAGGAATTGGCGGAGCAGGAGGACAAGGACGGCAACCTCATAGGTGAGCTTCCAGTGGCGATAGCCCACCAGCAGAACTGGCCGCTGGCAGAGCGAATCAGCGCGGTGACCGTGGCAGAACGGGACGGCAACAAGGTATGGATTGCGGCAAGCCCTGCATACAATCTCGACTACGCCCCGAGGAGCGCTTGGGAAGGCGGCATCGAGGGAATCGATTGGGAGGAGTAGGCATGGACGAGAGTATGACAAGAAAGGTGCTTGACCAGTTCCACAAGGAGTACGACTTCATGTACGAGCACGACCGCACGGCATACGTCGCTGGGTACGACGAGGCTCTGGAATACGGGGACAGGCTCATAGCAGAGCGCCATCCGATAGTAGCGAGCCTATGCAAGATGAGAGGCGACATATTCTCAAGCGACAGGGAGGTGGCCGCACTAGGGTTTGCGGTATCGGAGATACTGGGATAGAAAGCAATGTGGCCCTGAGACAACCTAAGCTGTTCTCAGGGCTTTTCTCTAATCAGTCCAACAACTACACCAGAAACGAATGGAAGCTCCTCAAATCGCCCCAAAACAAGCCAAAAAAGTTCTTTACATATAGCAGACAATACTATATACTAGACTATAGCAAAGGAAAAAAGGCGAGGGGAGCCTACAATGACAAGCATCTACATCACAAGCGCAGGTGGGACCTTGGTGGCAGAGGTCAACGGCGTTAAGCGTTATGAACTCACCGACTGCATCTACGACATGGGCTGGGGCTTCGGCGAGTGCCACGAGATAGACTTCGACATGGACGAGCAAAACGACGTGTGGGCGCTTGTCGACGCAATTTACGAAGAGAGCGAGGAGGAGTAGCGATGACCACGGCAGGGAAACTCAAGGCCGCGTGCGCAAAGGCTAGGAAGGCCACCGAGACCGCAAGGTGGGCTGCTTTTGACGAAAGCCTCACGGAGGAGGAGTTCGACCAGATATGCGAGGACGAGCTTGAGGCAAAGAGGACGTTCACCGTGCACCTCACGAGCTTCCTCGGAATCAGCATGGAGGCGGCTCACAGGATGGTATTGCTCAGGTTCGACGATACGTGCGCACTGGTGTCAAAGCTTGCGTAAAGGAAGGTGTCAGCTATGACCAAGCTCATGGAGTACACATTCATGGACTGCCACGACAGGATGGAGGCATTGAGAGAGTCGGACATCGACAGGTACTTTCGCATTCTGGAGCTTTCGGTTGATGAGAGCGAGGACATAGCAAGGCTGCTCATGTACGCCGCATACTTCCACGGATGCGTACTGATAAGACGCGAGGGACATGGGACGCAATGGCATTACCTCCACAAGTCTGCAAAGTACGGCAACGACCTACAGCTCACCACATGGGACGAGTACGGCCCAGTGAGCGACGAGAGGATAAGGGAGTCGGGAGACCTCTCGTATCTCATGAACGGTACCGTAAAGGCATACACGGAAACCGTTTAAGAAAGTTCTTTACAAATTTAAACATTTACTATATAATGTATAGTACAGCAAAGGAAAAAAGAAAGGAGCTGTGATATGAGGGTTTGGAGCACCCACAGGCCAGTAAGCATCGGGACATACCCGAGAGAGTACGGCGTCATCGCCATCCACAACTTCGACCGCAGGGAATGGGTCGAGGAGATTCACAACTACGCTTGGGGCTACATCGACTTCGAGCAGGACCTTCCGAAGCCTGAGCAGGACCACTACGACCTGCGTCCAGAGCGTCACGCCAACAAGGAGCTTGAGCAGGCTGCAAGGGCCATGGCGAGGGCACTCCAAAAGAGCGACATGAGCCGCATTACCAAGATTCTCGAAAGGGCATACGACAAGGGACTGATAGAAAGCGACGATGAGCTGGTCAAAGAGGCACAGCTCTACATGTAGCGAAGGAAGGAAACGAAATGCCACTAATCTACACACCGAGGGGACGGGCTAGGGAGTATAGCCCGAGGGCGCTCAACATCTACCTGTCATGCACGCACGGGTGCGAGTACTGCTATGCCCCCAGTTGCAGGCATCAGACTAGGGAGCAGTACTTCGCCAAGCCGTGGCCGCGCAAGGACATAGCCAAGAAGCTCTGGAAGGAGCTTGACCAAGAATCTCCAAAGGAGCAGGTTCTTCTGAGCTTCATCGGTGACGTGTACTGCGAGACGCACGACGAGAACATGGCCACGAGGGAGTGTCTGGAAGCGCTCTATGCACACAACGTCCCTGTGGCGATACTTACCAAAGGCGGGTACAGGTGCCTCAATGACCTAGAGCTGTTCCGAAAGTTCGGAGAGCACATCATGGTGGGAACGACGCTCACGTTCGACAACCCGACAGACAGCTCAAGATGGGAGAGCGGCGCGGCCAGTCCATACGAGAGGGTCGATACGCTCGAAAGGCTTCACAAGTCTGGCATAAGGACGTTCGCCAGCTTCGAGCCTGTCATAGACCCAGCCCAGAGCCTACACCTGATGAACATCACGATAGACGTTGATTGCGTCGATGTCTACAAGATAGGAAAGCTCAACAACTATAGGGGGCTGGACAAGCAAATCGACTGGACTGACTTCCTTGGAAAGGCGGTGGGCATTCTTCGTGAGGCGGGAAAGGAGTTCTACGTGAAGGAGGACTTGAGGAGATGCGCTCCGACAGTCGAGCTGTTCGGCGATGAAACCATTGCGGATGCTCATTGCGTGAGATGAGGAAGGTGGGAATACCCACCTGCTGAATGTTGGGAGAGTTGGAGGTTTTGAAGCATGGATGATGAGCTGACATGCACATTCTGCGGAGCTAAGAGGTCGCAGGTCAGTAAGATGGTCACGAACAGCCACGGCGCTGTCATATGCGACGAGTGCGTTATGCAGGCGCTTCGGCTGATGGTGTATGGACAAGCAAGAGACGAGGGAGAAGACAATGGGAGGACTTGAGTACAAAACCACGGTTCCTAGGTGTCAGGCCATGGTCGATGAAATCACAGTCGAGTTCGATGAATACGGAATGTTAGAGCATAGGACTGGAAAGCGGGATAAAGTCCTAGTATGGCCCATACCAACAAAAGACGGTGAATTTGTCGTGGAGTACGAGGAAGGGTACTGCGGGAGGGTAAAACCCGAACGCCTGAAGTTCCTAGACAGCAAGGAGATTTTCGACCAGTACGATTGGAGCCAGCATGCCTAGACGCAGGTTTGCAGATGCCGCAGGATACACTCACCACTGCTGGGAGTGCAGTCACGCGAAGGGTTGGAGGCGCGTCAGCACCATCGATGGACATGAGGCCCAGTGCGAGCTTACTGGCGCAAGGGTCGGCAAGTACGACAGCCCGAACAACCCTTGCAGCCGCATACCAGACGGGTGCGATTGGAGTGAGTCATGACCATAGACGATGCGATAGAGTACGAAAGACGTGTCGCTAGGGAGCATAGATACGGAGAGAAAGACCATGCGTATCACATGCAACTCGCCGAATGGTTGAGACAGGCGCGTGGGTCAGAGAAGGCCGCAAGGTGGTACACGAAGAAGATTGAGGAGCTTGAGAACAGGGTCAACGCCCTTGCAAGACTGCTTGACGAGATGACCGAGGAGCATTGCAAGCAGATTAATGAGAACAAGGAGCTTCGTAGTCTGCTATCCGCTTACTACAACGCACCGTGCTCCAATTGCGACCCGTGGTCTGATTCGTGGGGTGGATGCATGCATAGCGATTGCGGAAACTGCATGCTTGCAAAGAAGGCGGTCGAGCTTGGAATATCGGAGCGGGAATGATTACATTTGAGCGTCCAAAAGAGCGTGTGGTCGGAGTCGGCGAGCACATAGAAGGAATTGGCGTGGTTCTCGACCCTGATGACTTTCTAAACTATGCTGAAGCTATTCATAGGCAGACAGCGCAAATAGACAAGTCAATCAGGGAGATGAACAGAAAGATAGCGACCGGGTATCCATCCAACCTATGTGAGTACTTCACCTTCAACAACATCGACTTCGAACACGACGATATCCATTGCACGGTAGACTTCGACGGACTGCGGAAGAAGGCGTGGATGGAGCAATGACCACCGAGCAAATCATAGGCTTCACGCTCATCGGTATAATACTCCTTGTGGCCGTGGGCGTTGTGTGCTACGTCCTCGGATACGAAGTTGGAAGGGGCAAATGATGCCAGCCGAAATCACCTGCCAAGTCTGCGGGAAGGTCTTCGTCGGTCGCAAAGGCTCGAAGTACTGTTGCAAGGCGTGCTACCGCAAAGCGTCCGAGCAGAGGAGAAAGCAGGCCGATTCGACATTTTTTGATAGATGCCTACCATCGGCTATAAAAGCCGTGGCAGCTTGCGACGAAGAGACAATCGACAGGTTGACCTCGATTTTCGCCACGAACGACCGCTACTCCGCGTCAAAGCTGAAAAGAGGATGGGTGCAGAGCGGGCCGTCATTCAAGGGACGAGTCTGCGAAGTCTGCGGAAGGAAATTCAATGCAAATAGCTCGACTCAAAAGTATTGCAGCCGTGAGTGCGTCAAGGTCGCAAAGAAGAGGAAGCAGATTACGACCAAGGATAGGCACACGGAGGCCGCGAGGATTGCGGTTGGCGGGCTGTCTGACGAGGCTCGGACGAGGCTTGCACACTTGATGGGAGTTGATGATTGATGGCATGGGACAAGGACAGACCAGTAGCGCCGTTCGGAGTCTACGGGAAGAAGACGTTTGCATACGCTGACGGCAAGCGCGAGGACATGATGCCGTTCACCTACCACAAGCCGAGCGAAGAGGACATCGAAGAGGCTTGGAAGAGCGGAAGAGCAGTGGTCGTTCCGTATGAAGGTGGCTGGAACGGAGTCGAGTTCAGGCCGTTCAAAGACGTCGAGCTGAACCTGACGTATGCAGGCTGCAAAGGAGAAAGAAGCACGTTCTGGTGGAGGGACAAGAACGGCGTGACCTATCCGATGTTTGCCAAAGAGATTGACAGGCTGCTGGAAATGGGACTCCTGTCAAGAGTCATGGGCGGAGTCTGGTCGGCAGAGAAGAGGGGCCAGAACTACGGGATAAGGCTTGAGCAACTGCACTTCAGGGATTCATCGGCCAATACGACTTCCGAGTAAAAGAAGGGCCTCGGGTCGAGATTGACTCACATCCAATTGCAGCAGACGGGGAGGGCAAAACCTCCCCAATTTTTTTTGAAAAAGTTCTTTACACCAACAATGAACTAGTGTATAATATGAATTAAGCAAAGGGAAAAACAAGCCCAAGGAGGAGCCAAAATGACTTACAGGATTTACAAGGGTTACAGCGGAACCAAGTGTGTTCGCAAGTTCGACAACCTCGATGACGCGAAGATGTGGTGCTGGCTCAAGGACAGGGGCGAGGAGCCGTATCGAATCGAATGGGTCGAGGAAGCTGACGAGGAGCACGGAATACCGGAGCGCAAGAACAAGATGTTCTTCTAGGACAAGGCCAACGGGAGGGGCTTAATCCTCCCATCAATGGCAAGAAAAGGAGAGGGAACCATGAAGGAAAACAAGGTGATGAACGAACTCACCAAGAAGCTCAACGCATACGAGCGTGAGCGCAAGGCATACGAGGACTCAAAGGAGGAGGCGCGCAAGCAGGGCCACGAGGCGTTGATGGATTGGTACGAGAACGGCCCCAAGAAGCCTGAATATCCGCTCACTGGCGGTCAGTCTAAGGCATGGAGCATGTGGTACTGGAACGAGCGAGATGAGATGAACTTCGATGACTTCGTGTGGGAGCACGATGCCAAGGACTTCATCGACACGCTGAGGGCGGCAGGGGTCAAGACCTTCACGGTCACCAACCAGAGCACGTCACTGATGGAGAACATGCACTGGTTCCAGCAGAACGGTTGCACGCTCATGGGGCTGTGCGAGGTCGAGGAGACCGACGAGTGGAACCGAAAGCACTACGGGAACAAGATGGGCGTGAGGTTCGCCCTCTAGAGCCTTCAACACGGCAACGGGCTGGTGCCGAAAAACCAGCCCACGCTCAAAGGATTGGAGAGAATATGGGACTCGACCAGTGGCTAGTAACGAACAGCAAGGGAATGAGCAAGGCAATCAATAAGCTGGAGAAAGGAGCGCCCGACTACGAGACAAGATGGGTCAATTACCGTTCGAGGAATGGGATAGTGGCCGAGTGGAGAAAGGCCAACCAGATTCACGGATGGTTTGTCAAGAACGTGCAGGACGGCAAGGACGATTGCGGTCGCTACGAGGTGGAAGTCAGCCAACTCAAGGAACTTCTTGAAACAGTGGACAAGGTTCTGGATAGCACGAGGCTAGTCAAGGGCATGGTGAGCAACGGATACTCCTACGACCACAATCTCAACAAGGTCCACCACATGGCAGAGGGCCTAGTGCTTGAGGACTCAAAGACGGCCAGAGAGCTGTTGCCGACCCAAGAGGGATTCTTCTTCGGAGGCACCGACTACGACGAGTATTATTGGTGCGACCTAGAGTGCACAAAGGAGCAGTTGGAGAAGATTCTCGGAATGGTGGAGAAGGGCGAGGACGGCTGGGGCTGGCATTACAAGGGTGAGGAAGACTGGAACCTCACCATAACGTACCACTCAAGTTGGTAGGAACCATAGGCCCTGAGACGCACACAGCCAATCTCAGGGCCTTTTGTGCTCAAACATTGACAACCCACCAGACAAGAGAACCAAAGGCTCAAATCGGCTTAAAATTGCCCAAAATAATTCTTTACATCCATAATCAGTTAATGTATAATAAAGTTAAAGCAAGGGGATACAAAAGAAGGGAACCAGCGATGAAGGTACAGGAACTCAGGAAGAACGACAGGCTCTACAGCAACGTGTGCGGCCACAGGTATTGGTACTTCACGGGAAGGACGCTCAAGAAGACGGGTTATCCCGACTGGGGCAAGGTCAAGAGGTATCGCTTCGAGGATGTCTGTGGACACACAGAGGACTACACGGCAGAGGAAATCGAGAAGCACTTCGAGAAGCGCTAGACAAGCAAAGGAAAATCTGGGAACGGGAAACAGGCATCACCATTCCCGCGTATGGAAGGAGATTCGGCAATGGGTGCATGCAACTTCATCGAGTTTTCTAAGGCAAAGACGGCACGCGAGGCGTTTGATGCGTTGGTAAGCGACGCAGAGTTCCAATACGGGCATGGCCCTTACAACGGAACAATATCAACTACAAGGCTCAGCAGCAGGTCGCCAAAGGTAGTCCGCAAACAGTACACGGAAAAGGCCCGTGAAGAGGCAACGAAGATTGCAGAGATGGATGGATGGGGCGAGAAGTGGGAGTCTCGCATCCTAGACCTCGGAATCGTCGGATGGGAGGTGTCTACCTACGAGAAGACGCCACGCACGTCTCAGATAGCTGCCAAGGTCTCCTATCAGACGTTCTATGTGGGATACGCGGACGATAATGAGATATGTTGCGAGAAGACGGCGGCTGCGGCAAAGCAGAGGGTAATCGACCACATGGAACGCAACGGACATGGCGTGGTCGAGCGCTATCAGGTTAGAAAGGAGAGTAGATGTCTCAAGGATGGCAAGGTCATGAACCAGAACAGGGTTGACACACGCTCTTTCGAGATGGTCCGCAAAACACGGGTCACGAAATCAAAGCCAAAGAGCAGAAACGCAAGGGCAGTACACATGTGGGCGTTCTACGGCTGGGCAAGCTGCTAGACAAGCAAAGGAAAATCTGGGAACGGGAAACAGGGATTACCGTTCCCGCATATGAAAGGAGAAACAGATGGGAATCAAGATTACCAAGTACGAGGACATTGACTGGGGCGAGGACGATTTCTGGCGTGTACGCATATCACCAGATATCGCGCGGAAGATGCTCGGCAAGAACCACAAGAACAATCGAGACGAGAAGCGCCGCAGGGAGCAATACCAGCGGGACATGGAGAAGGGCCGCTGGGTGGAGAAGGACGGCAACACGATAAAGTTCGACGCAGACGGAACCCTTTTTGATGGCGCCAACCGTCTCAGGGCAATCATCGCCTCTGGGAAGACGCTGGACCTCGACATAAAGACGGGATGCCCAAAAGCCGCCATGATGACCGTCGATGACATTGCCGTAAGAACCAATGCCGACGCCATAAAAATAACTCTCGGCATGAACGACCAGAACAACGTGGCAGCAATATCGAACGTCGTGCAACTTCTGAGGAACGGAGCTTACAACACAGGAACCCACGTCGGCGTCAGCGTCAAGCCGACGAGACAGGAGATAGTCGAGTTCGCCGACATGAACAGAGAGCAGATAAGGGGAGCGATATCAAAGGGACGAAAGGCCTCCAAAATCGGCATCAAGGGAATGGGCATCAGGCTTTGGTACGTCTGCTATTGGCTGACGTCGATTATGAACGAAGAAAAGGCCGACGAGTTCTACGAGTCCGTCTGCTCAATGGACGGCATAGGGGAGGGGTTCGTCGAAGACGCGTTGCTCAAAGACCCGGAGACTGGGAGGCAGAAGCCATCGCAATGGATTTGCTACAAGTATGTCAGGGAGTTCGACAGGTTGATGATGCACAACCGGAGGGAGGTCGGCGGAACCCCAGAGAGGGTCGCAGCCGCATACAAGACGATATGGAAGGACTACGTTGACCACATGATTGAGACAAAAGAAGTTGGATTTACATTCATCAGGCAGTAGCGATTAAGAAGCTCATGGGATGGTCAACGAATAACATGGTATAAATTGGCATGGTATGGGTATAATGGTAAAAGTTTAGCAATAACACAAACAGAAAGGAACATAACATGCCATTTGACCCAATGAAGAACGGATTCACGACGGTACCAGCGAGACGGGACGGAATACCTACCGATGGATGCTATCTGAGGGTGACCAAGGAAGCCAACGGAAGGAGAAGACTGTCGCTGATTCTGAGCAAGGAAGTAACGGAGAGAACCAAGAAGCTGTTCGGCAAGACATGCGACGTAGCTCTTAGGGAAAGCGACGCGACCATAGCGCTCTATGAGGGTAAGTCACGCAAGCTCATAGACGATTACGGCGGGAAGTCACTTGTGAACATATCTCACATGATGGCAGACGTACAGGCTGTAACTGGCGATTTCAAGAGGCTTAAGTGCATACCGAAAGTCCTAAACGATGGCGAGGCCATATCGGTAACACCGTGCATTCATCACCCATCAATGGATAGGTAGACAGTTAGGAGAAAACATGAAAAAGAGCACGTTCAAGAAGCTGTTCAACATCTACGACGCATTGGTAGACGCTGACCACAGTCACCTTATTGAGGCAGAGTTCAAAGAAGAGATTAAGGATATGCGCGACATACTCTTCGAAGTAGCTGAGGACGGATTAGATAGCGAAGACAAGGAGTTTAATTCCGAGAAGGAGATTCAAGAATATCTCTCGAAGTGGACCAAATTCGGAATTGCATATGAGGAACCTAAACCAGCGGAGCACAGCGGCGTGATTTTCTGGTCACAGCGCGACCACAAGATTAACGACTCAGACTCGATGGACTGCTGGCCCACGTGGTGCGATGGAAGGTTGGTCAGAATAGGCGAGAAGGCCGTCTCTATGAGAGGGCCGCTTGAGATAACGGGAATCGAACTTGTAGATGGTGGATACCACCTGTGGGGCTATGTCGATGACGGTGAAGTTGATGATGTCACAGGTATGCATCTCAAGCGTAAGTACATCATAGATTCAGGAAGCAGCGAGCACTCGCACCCTGTACGAGAGGGCGAGTATTGCGACTTCTGGCCCGAGTCTGAGGAGGACGCACTCGAATATTACGGAAAAGAGGTCTTGTACAAAAACACTGGGAGGGCGCATCTACTGGAGGAAGATGATGGGCAAGAAGGTTAGAAAGCTGTACGTCGAATATTTCGAGGATTGCATAAAGAACGGAATGCTCGACTATAAGGATGGACTCATAGGCGCACTCGACGGTGGATATTACGGGGCGGTCGTGGAGCACACGTACTGGGAGCTTTACGACCCAGACGATATGGCGGTGGAATCCTATAGACAAGCGACTACGCAAGCGTTCGAGCTTTGGAGAGAGTACGGCTCACAAGTCATAATGTTTGACAAGGACGCGGAAATCGCCATCGGTAAGACCGAGCAGAGCGGGGAGTTTTCAGAGATGCAAGTATGCGAGTCGTTTCCGTACACGGTGGCATACCTCATGTTCAACCACAACAGGCTCTATGACGGAGCATTCATCGTCATAGACAAAGATGACGGCGTGCTCATGGATATGGAGTTGCCAAAAATATCGAAGGTGTGCGAGATTGCTGGCATTCGGGGCGGAATGTCAAGCGCGACCGATATAGACGAGCAAGTCTACAACACCGAGTACGTCAGAAACCTATGCATGTACACTGCTGCGATAAACGCCGACATAAACATCGTCTACAAGCCACCAACTGACAAAAGGGCACTTGGAAACCCAAAGAAGCGCAGGAGTTCGGCAACTGTGACGGAAGTTGGATTCAGGATAGGCTCGTCGTTAAGAGAGTACGGCCGCTCCGTGTCAAGAGGAGACGGAAGCGGCGCAACAGTTAGGCCGCATGTCAGACGAGCACACTGGCACCGATTCTGGACTGGCCCGATGGGTGGCGATAGAAAGCTCGTCACAAAATGGCTCCATCCGTGCCTAGTCGGTGTCGGTGAGGTGCAAACGACATTACATAAGGTAATTTGATTTGGAGAGGTGCGAGAGTACGAAATCGAGGTGAACGATGACTGATGACTACGAGCCGATGATTCACGACTCTTGGTGGGATAGGCAAGTCGGAGGCTCACCAGAGGAAAAGACGATAGCAAGGCTAAGGGCGGAGAACGCGAAGTTGCGCAAGTATGCCAAGCTGTATGCTGGCGTAGTCAAGACCAATTGTGACTTCTGCCCATACTGCGATGACTTCGAGGTATGTAAAGACGCGGAGGTTGAGCCGATGAGTGAAGGATGCGCTCTGTACGTTGAGATGCGCGAACTTGGAATCGAGGTGGAGGAATGAAGCTGTCCGAAGCCATCCGCAATTGGAAGTCCAACATAACCACCCATATGGCGGTCGAATACGTGCTGACGCTGCGTGCCAACATTAACGCCTTCTCCGATGCGGCACAGTCACTCGAAGACGATAACGTCAAGCTGAGGGAGCTTGTGCGGGACATGTGGAATGGCATGTGCGGATACGGGCACGATTGCCGCTTCTGCGAGCACTACGAGCTGTACGAGGGGCAGAGCCTCGTCGGCGAGTGTGAGTATCACAGGCGTCTGCGCGAGCTGGGAATCGAGGCGTGACGATGGGCAAGAACTATGATTATGCACTGACCCTTATCGAGAACGAGGTCAGAAATGATTGCGAGTACTACGTCTATTCGCGGTTGCGTGATGTGGTTGACGGCCTTGAGAACGACAATGAAGCGTTGACTAGGCTTCTCAAGGACGCGCTTGAGAAGAAGTACTCGAAAGAGGACGAGTTGCAAGTCGAGAACACCAAGTTGCGGGAGCTGGTGTGCAGGTACGTAGAGTACACGAGCCAAGACCGCTGTGAGGGATGCGTGTTCAAGTTAAGATGCAACGACGGCGAAGTTGACGAGTGCTGGCAGCTCACGGAGATTCGGGGGCTGGCACGCGAGCTGGGAATCGAGGTAAAGGAATGAGCGAGTTCATAAGGCTTCCAGAGGTCAGGATTGAGGGCATAGAAAAAAACGTATACATGGAGCCTTCACTTGTAGAAGTGGACGGCAAATACAGGCTTCATCACATAACGGTAAGTGGTGTGCTCTACCCGAGCAGCAAGTTCGTGCCGTTGGAGCATCTTGGCAAGCGCCGTCGAAAGGTCGTAGACGTGGAGCTTGAGAACCAGAGGCTACGAGAGCTGTGCGAGATGGCCGCATCGAAGCTGGACACCGACGAAGCCGACGATGATACAAAGAGCATCCTTTCCGCAATGAGAGAGCTTGGTATAGAGGTCAGTGGATAGACATGACTTGGAACGAGTTGATGGGACGCATACTGTTCGAGATTATCAGGAACCCGAGCGTTGCGAACATGCCAGCGATGGTATGGCTTTTCGATGACGTGGCGTATCGAAGCGGAGAGCACGAGATTTGCAGCCTCGACGCATGCTTTCCAGAAGACGCCGTTTCCGATGACAACAGGCTGTCAATGAACCTTCTTGAGGATGATGGTATGTTGTCTATGTAACTGTAATTCAAATCAGAAATGATGTAAGCAATGGAGTATGAAAGGGACAACATGAAAAGCCTAGAGAAGCTTAGGAAGGTTGCCGAGGAGCAAAGCAGCCCAGTCATGTGCAAGCTCGTGAGGGTATACACAGACCAAGACGGGATGTCCGCCGACAACAAATCCATCATGGAGGCTCTGGGAAACGCCATAGACGAGATAGAGGAGGAGCTGGCAAGATATTACGTGGAGCTTCCGAAAGACAGCGATGGGGTGCCAATCCGTCCAAATGACGAGATAGTGGTTAGCTATCCAGACACGGAGCCACAGCTTAGTACGGTAACTGCACTAATACTCAGCGACAGATGGGACTTCGAGCAATCGTGCTATGAAACGGACAGTCGTGACGTAAATAACCTCAGCGACTTCTATGAACATGTGAAACACGTCCAGCCTGATTCATGGGAAAGCATCGAAGAGGACGCAAGGAAATGGATGTATGAGAACGGAACGCCATGTGGCGTCATGAACTTCATAAGCAGATGCAAGGCTCTGGAAGGTGTGAAGTGAGCTACATAGACGAGAACAGCAATCTAAAGCCGTGTCCTTGGTGCGGAACGACGCTGGGATACTACGCGAAGAAGTATTCTCTTGGCGTACCGTACTACAAGTTCGTACACAGCACGGAACGATGCAACATTACAGTCGAGACCGATTGGTACAGAAGCAAAGAAAAGTGTGACGGGATATGGAACGACCGAGCTGCCGTGTCATAGGCTTTTTCTGCAACCAAAGCAAGAAGGGGAAGAGGTGACGAGAGATACCCGCATTGCGGGGCCATGCTCGCAAGAACAAAAGCGGGTGACTCCGACTCGATTTCATGAGGAGGTGTGGGATGAGCGAATGTACGATTCGTGAAATCGCAGGCTACGTCGCAATCACAATCATGACCGTCGCGGCGTTGTTTTCGATGAGGAGATAGCACTTTCATGAATACATCAACAAACCCACTTCGTTGTGATACAATTCAGAAATTGACGTATGGTTGCAGCTAACGTCCCAAACAGCCAAACAACCCCGATAGCTGCAACCTATCGGGGTTGTTTTTTATCGGAGGGAAGCATGGCGGAGAACTTCGGCTCGTTCTTCAGCGACGTGGGAGGCGGAGAGGGAGAGCGCTGCAACTACACTACCAGATTGGACACCTATGGATGCGGATGCGCCCATGACTGCCGCTATTGCGTAGACCCAGAAACCCTCGTGCTCATGTACGATGGCACTCATAAGCCTATTAAAGACGTACAGATAGGTGATGAGATTTATGGCGTGTCGTGGCAAGGCAATTACACGAAGTACACCTATGCCGTTGTGACCAATAAGCACATCACGTGGAAGCCGTCATACAGGATAGAGCTGGAAAACGGCACGGCCATTGTCCGCTCTGGCGACCATAGATGGCTCACCGACAGAGGATGGAAGTACACCATCGGTGAGGAAACTGGCGAAGGCCGCAGGCCGCATATAACCATGAACAATCGAATGATGGGTCTCTCACACTACGACTTCACGCCGTATAAGGAGAGCGAGCGTTACAGGGAGGGTTACATAGCTGGCGTAATGGAGGGAGACGGTACCGTCCGTGAGTATCATTACGATGATGGCGACGTCTACCAAGTCAGGCTTGCCATGAAGGAATATTCGGCGGTCAAGAGGACGCGGAAGTACCTGAGTGGATTCGGAATCGAAACCCATGAGTTCTCGTTTCCCATGAGGGACCGTGACGGCAACGTAGTGGATACCGTAGCCATACGAACAAGCAAGCAAAGCGATTATCGATTTGTACGTGGCCTGATAGATGCAAGAACGTCCCAGCCGACCGCAGGCGACGCCGACTATATGCGCGGATATCTCGGTGGAATCTACGACGCCGAAGGAACCTCCGACAAGTATATAAAGCGGATATTTAATGCCGATGACGAGGTCATATCCTATGTGTGCAAGTGTCTTGACGCGCTCGGATTCTCTTACACGCTCGACAAGGATGCCCAGCGAAAGAACTCGGTGGTAAAGACGATACGCCTCACTGGCGGCATCCAAGAGTCATTCAGGCTCATGCAGGTGATAAACCCAGCCATAAGGAGCAAGTTCACCTTAGACGGCGTCACGCTGAAGAATCCGTATGCGGGAGAACTCAAAGTGAAGTCAATTACTCCGTATTCGGATTCTCAGGAGCTTGTGGACATAACCACAACGACGGGAAACTTCATTGCAAACGGGTGCGTGTCGCATAACTGCTATGCAAAGAGCCTGCTGGACTTCCGAAAGAACTGGCACCCAGACAGCCCACATGTGGCCTCCACTTCTGAAATATCGAAGGCACTACGCAAGGTCAAGAGGGGGCAAATCCTACGTCTAGGAGGCATGACCGACTGCTTCCAGCCATATGAGCGGATATACGGGGCCACGAGGCAGGCAATCCAGATGATGAACGCAAGGGGAATCGGATATCTCATAGTCACCAAGAGCGACCTCGTTGCGGAGAAGTCGTATTTGAGGATACTTGACCCAGAGCTGGCGCACATACAGATAAGCGTAACCAGCACAAGTGACGAGCCGAACTTCCTAGGCGAGAGAGCGCCGAAGCCAAGCAGGAGGATAGATGCCGCAAAGAGGCTCCAAGACCTCGGATATGACGTGCAGCTAAGAATAAGCCCATACATACCGAGGCTGGTTGACGTTGACGTGCTTCTGGAATCTGGCATGAGGAAGTGCCTCGTGGAGTTCCTTCGCGTCAACGGATTCATAAAGAAGTGGCTCGGACAGGCAGGATGCGCGACTTCCGAGTACACCTTCAAGAGCGGAGGGTACAGGCATTTGCCGTTGTGGAAGAAGAAAGACCTCATAGAGCCGTTCAAGCAGTTCGAGGAGCTGACCGTATGCGAGGACGAGCCAATTGCATACGAATACTGGAAGGAAAGCGTAAACCACAACAAGGATGACTGTTGCAATTTGAGGAAGGAACTGTAATGTACGAATGCTTTCACTGCGGTAAGAGAGCCGTCATATGGGGTGGAGACTTCTCGTTGGACGAATGGGAGCCAGAGACCGAGGAGAAGGGCGAAGAATGAGACCCGTGCCAGAGTTGAAGGTGGTTAAGGTATGTCGAGTAAGGTAAATTGGAGAAAGGCACAAGGAAGGCCGTGGGACATATATTCCATCACCAACCTTATAAACCATAAGGTGTACATCGGTCAGACGAAACAGCGTCTTCAGACGAGGTTTTCACAGCACCTATGCCCAAGGAGCGCGTGTGGAGCACTTAGAGCAGCCGTAAACAAGTACGGCAAAGAAAACTTTGAACTCATGAAGATAACGACAGCCGCCACGCAAGAGGAGGCAGACATGCTTGAAAGGCTATGGATTCGCCTGTATAGGTCCAATGACCCAAAAAGAGGCTACAACCAGACTGACGGAGGGCGTGGAAACGGCATTGGATTTACTGACGAGGTAAAGACTAGAATGAGCCATGAAAGGGTTGGTGCAAGGAACCCATTCTATGGTAAGCATCACTCTGAGGAATCGAAGCGCAAGATGCATGAATCACACGCTGGGCAACGTCACTATTGGCAAGAGAAACCAGTCGTCTGCATTGACACTGGAGAGCTTTTCGAGAGCATCAAGGAAGCAGCTTTAGCAAAGGGGTTGAACAGCGGAAAGATAGGCGATGTTTGTCGTGGCGCAAGGAAAAGCACTGGTGGCACTTATTGGAGGTATGCGTAAATGAAACAGCAGGCACAGCTAAAGATTGACTACGTTCCAATCGATGACCTTTTGGAATATAGAGGGAATGCAAAGCTCCATCCATCAAGTCAAATCGACCAAATAGCATCTTCAATAGAAGAGTTCAATTTCAATAACCCGATTCTTGCATGGCACAACGAGGACGGAGAGCCAGAGATAGTCGCAGGTCACGGTCGTTTGATGGCTGCTCGCAAGCTTGGACTCCAAGAGCTTCCTGTCGTATTTCTCGACCACCTCAGCGAGGAGGCTAGACGTGCGTACACCCTCGTGGACAATCAACTTACTATGAACAGCGGCTTTGACTTTGGAATCTTACAGAGCGAGCTGAATGAAATCGTAGGCATCGATATGGCCCAGTTTGACTTTAACGTTTCTTTGGATACTGTCGAAATAGCCGAAGACTACGGTGGCGCGGACGAAAACGACGAGGCATACGCGCCGCAGTCGGATACGCACTTTAACTACAAGGAGCAATACGGCGTAATCGTCATGTGCGATGGCGAGGATGACCAAGAGCGCGTATACAACAGGCTTACCGAGGAAGGCTACACGTGCAAGGTGGTGGCCGTGTAATGGCTAAGATAGAGGTACACAACAGAGTGTCCGATTTCAACAGCTACCGAGCCGCCCGTGTAAAGAGCCTGTTCAACGCGGAAAACGGTTGCAACTTCGACTTGGAGATAGACGCGGACCTAGACTTTGACTGGAACATAGGGGTGGTAGTCGGGCCGTCAGGCTCTGGCAAGACCTCAATCGGTAAGATAATCTTCGGCGAGGACAAGATTCACGACTACCGACAGGGGTGGGACAACTCCAAGCCCATCATCGACTGCATAGCGCCAGACGGTGACTTTAACATGGTTACTGGCACACTGGCAAACGTCGGTCTCGGTGACGTACCCGCTTGGCTCAGGCCGTTCAACGTCCTAAGCAACGGCGAGCAGTTCCGCGCTGGGCTGGCTAGGGTCGTGTGCGAGAGGCCAGACGAGATTGTCATTGACGAGTTCACGTCCGTAATCGACCGCCAGATTGCCAAAATAGGTTCTCAGGCATTCCAGAAGGCGTGGAGGAGGTCGAACCCGAAGGGCAAGGTCGTGCTGCTGACCCCGCACTACGACATCTTGGAGTGGGTGCAGCCAGACTGGGTCATAGACACCAAGACAAAGACCTTTCGGAAGGAGCGTCTTCGGCGACCCGAAATCGTTCTCGACATTTGGGAGGTCAACGCAAGTTACTGGCCGTTTTATAAGCCGCATTATTATCTAGACATACCTGAGCCGCCAGCCGCCCAACACTTTATAGGTACGGTTGATGGTGAGCTTGCCTGTCATATTTGCGTATGTCCGTTTTTCAATAGCGGCGGTTATCGTGGAACAAGGCTTGTCACAATGCCAGGGTGGCAGGGTGCTGGCGTTGGTTCCAGATTCCTTAACTTCATGGCGCAATACTGCCTCGATGGAAACGCAAGATGCAACAAGAAGCTCCCGATGTTCTTCCACACCTCACACCCACAATTATGCGGATACCTTAGGTACAGCAAAAAATGGGTTCAGGTATCTGCCCAACTTCACGGCGTAAACAAAAGGAAAAGTGCAGAGTCAATCAAAAGGACGAGCAGAAACAAATCGCCGAAGATGGGGACGGGAATCGGATACGGCGGCCACTTCAGGGCCGTGCAGGGCTTCAAGTACATAGGGGAGCCGAAGAAATGAAGGTGTTCATATGCGGCCAGCGCTCCTTCGGCGCGGCGGTCCTCAAAAGGCTATACGATGACGGCCACGAGATAACGGGCGTGGCCGTAGCGCCTCAGAACGTCAAGAAGGACAAGATGGTGGGGCAGGCGCTCGTCAGGGGCATAAAGGTCGCTGGTGACTGCGAGCGCTTTACTGCTGATGACGTGCCAGACGGGACACAGCTAATCGTGTCGGCCCACTCGCACTGGATGGTCAGCAAGAAGGCCGTACAGCGATGCGAGTACGGTGGCATAGGCTACCACCCGTCGCTCCTCCCGAGGCACAGGGGCCAAGACGCGGTGAGGTGGACGGTTCATATGCACGACTACATCACTGGCGGCACCGTCTACAGGCTCGATGACGTGTGCGACGGCGGCGGCATCCTCCTGCAGAGGCCCATGTGGGTCGACCCGTCATGGGACTACCACGAGCTGTGGAGGCGTTTGTTTCCGCAGGGGGTGGAGATGCTATCTGAGGCGGTAGGGCTCCTAGAATCGGGCAGGTACTGGTTCACGGAGCAGGACGAGAGGTTTGCCACGTGGGAGCCGTCTTGGGACAGGCCAAGGCTCAAGAGGAACGACCTCCCCGAGCTAGGGAGCGGCGGCTATGTTTAGTGTAGGGGACGTGATACGCTCGCCGTGGGGTACGGGCGTTGTCCTGTCGAACGACAAGCTCGGCGGCGCGACAGAGTACTACGTGCTGTGGGTAGGGTTTGCGGCGCACGGTCTAGGTGCCGCGCCATTCAGGGTAACGCAGGAGTTCTCCGACGAGGGCTGCGAGGAATACTGGAAAAGGGTCGGTGACGCGCACCGCCCGCTGAATGAATTGATTGGAGCGTGCAATGCCTAACCCGCAGAATCTGATAGGGCACGAGTTCACCAGCGACCAAAACCGCGAAGAAGCCGCGAAGAACGGCAGGAAGGGCGGAAGGGCCTCTGGCAAGAAGCGCAGGGAGAGGAAGCTCATGCGCGAGATATTCGAGGACATGCTCAAGAGGAAGTACACCAACGCGCAGGGTCAGGAGATGGACGGCGCGACAATCATGTGCATGAAGCAGTTCCAGAAGGCCATCGACGGAGACCTCAAGGCGTTCACAGAGATACGAGACATGGTGGGCGAACAGGTCGTTCAACGCATCGAGATAGACACGATAGACCCAGCTGTGAGGGCCGAGATGGACGAGCTGCTGGGACTGAACGAGTAGGCTGTGTAAATCATAATATAAGACAGATTCAGTCAATTTTTGACGTTCTAGCAGCTAGAGACGCAAAAACGTGACTTTGGTCTTTATCACTACGTGATAACGTCATGCGCGCCTGTTGATAATGCTATACGCACCGAATGATAAAAGGCGCTCGCTCAGACATTTTGGGCGAGTGTTTTCGGTTGTTCACCTTGTCTCATTATTTTGATAAATGCGGTATACTTTGATTGACAAACTTTGGATTACGGGGTTACAATCAACAAGAGGATACCGAGAATATCACGAGGTGATACAAGGAATGGCAACCTACGTAAGCACCAACACAAGCGACTTGGTTGTGCTTGACAAGGATGGCGTCGTACTTGACGAGAGGCACGAGAAGTCACATGGAATCAGCAAGACCGACCAATCTACCGAGGAACCGTACATCAAGCTCTATCTAAGCCACGTGGGCGCGTTCTTCCATCTGCCAGAGTCGGCAATGGACGTGCTGCTCGGCCTATGCTCGCACGCAAACCTCATAGACAGCATATGGGCTGGAAGGCGGAGGGACACTAGGGGACGGCTCATCGACCGCAACGAGGAGCCGAAGGCCGCGAAGATGTATCTCAACGGGGAACTCAAGAAGGACGTGTGCGAATCGCTGGGCATAAGCATGCCGACGCTCAACAGGAGGCTCAAGAACCTTTGCGACAAGGAGATTCTAAGGCGTGTCGGAACTGGAACGTACCAGTTGAACCCCTACATACTCGCAAGGGGCAACTGGGCGGAGATAACGGAGCTGCGTACCACGTTCGACTACGTGAACGGCACAGTCACAACGGAAATGAAGTGCCTAGACGCTGACACCAACGAGACGGTTAAGGTGATGTAGGTGAAAGGCAACTTGCTTGACGGCATAAAGCCGAACGAGGCAAAGATAGAGTCAATCAGAAGGTTTCACGGCCCGACTGATGCGGCGAGGATATATGTCGAGACGTTCGCCGAGTCAACGTCAATGAGCAGGACGGCAAGGGACGTTCTCAAGGCTCTTGCGCAGATAATGGCACACGGGAACGGATTCTGGTATGCATGCCCGAAGGCTCATGAGATTAGGCTGATTAAGTCGTGTCTTAGGCTCACTGACAAGGACTACGACAGTGCTATGGGCGAGATATGGGAACTCAAGTGCATCAGGAAGTCGAACGACGGAATCGGCATCCGCATAGATGACGAGTACATGCCGACGGTTGACGGGAATAACACGCTTGAGAGGTTTGCCATATCACGTAGGAATGACGGAAACTTGAACGTCAACACAGCGTTCGTGTCTTACGACGATTAGGGAATACAAGGACGGGGCAACGGTGGAACCAGTATTTGAGAGGAGCGATGATGCAAGCAGATAAGCTCAAGATAGAATATTTGCCTACCGACGAGTTGTGCATGTACGAAGGGAACGCAAATACCCACAGCGACCGACAGATTGAGCAGATTGCAGAGTCCATAGAGGAGTTCGACTTCTCAAGCCCGATTCTGGCGTGGCACAACGAGGAAGGCGAGGCGGTCATCGTAGCTGGCCACGGACGTTTTATGGCGGCTCAAAAGCTCGGCATTGAAGAACTCCCAGTCGTTTTCCTTGACCATATGACTGACGAGCAGCGTAGGGCTTTCACCCTCGTAGAAAATCAACTCACGAGACTTTCCGACTTCGACGAGGACACGCTACAGGCAGAGCTTGCCAAGATTGATGGCATCGACATGGGGCTGTTCGACTTCCAAGACATATCCGACGTGGAGTTCGACGTTGCACCAGACATTCAGGAGAGGGAAGTCAGGGAGGTCAGAAAGACGTTCTTCCTCGTCTGCTGCACCGACGAGCAGTTGCCGAAGGTTCGGGATATGGTTGCCGAGATAGCACAAGGGGGTGCGGAGGTTGACAGCACGGAGAAATGGTTCGGGGAAGATTAGGGAGAACTCAACCAAGCGCGACAACCACAGCGTTCCGCACAAGGTCCATCTCAGGCGCACGGCCACGAAGGAGCTGGCAAGCGTCAACGTGCTAGACCTGTTCGCTGGCAGAGGAGAGCTTTGGAGTAGACTCGACCCAGACACATACCAAGGAATAGAGGTCGAGAAGGGAAAGAACCCGAACGCAATCGTCGGGGACAACAGGCTGATAATACCCAAGCTCGACCTCTCAAGGTACAACGTCATAGACTGCGACTCGTATGGAGTGCCAGCAGACCAGATAAGACTGCTGTATGAAAACAAGACGCTCCAAAAGGGAACCGTCCTCATATACACGTGCATATCGAACAAGGTCTCGACCATACCAAAGACCCTACAAGATTACGCAGGCTTCCGAGGCAAGATGTATCAGAAGGCCCAGACGCTATTCAACGGATGGGCGGTAGAGCTTTTCTTCGACTATCTGGCCTCGCCCGGAGTCAGCAACGTGTTCGAGTACGAGGAGACACGAGAGCATGGATACACCAAGAAGTACGGATACTTCATCGTCTGATTAAGGAACTGAAATTGAGTAGGCGAGCGGACATAGTGAACGCACTGAGGAGGAACCCAACTGCGCTGGCGCCTAGGCTGGGCTTCGACCTCCTTACAGACCTACACTCCAAATGGTGCAGGGAGATGGTGTTCGGGACGAAAGACCACACGTTGCAGGCGCACCGAGGCTCGTATAAGACAACGACGGTATCAATAGCCCTGTGGGAGCTTCTTATTCTCAGGCCCAACGCGCAGATGGCGTTCTTCCGCAAGACAGACTCAGACGTGAAGGAGATTCTTGAGCAGGTGAAGAACCTGCTGAGGAACGATGTAACTCAATACCTATCCGAGGGGCTTTGGGGCGTCAGTTGCAGGGTCACGACAGACAACATGCTGGAAGTGAGCACGAACCTCACGAACGACCCCAGAGGCGGCGCACAGCTGACTGGAATGGGCATAGGTGGCTCGCTCACGGGCAAGCACTACGACATCATCTTCACCGATGACATAGTGAACCTGAAGGACAGAGCCTCACGCGCCGAGAGGGAGCGCACCAAGGACGCATACCGAGAGATAAAGAACCTGATAAACCGAGGCGGCAAGATATTCAACACGGGGACGCCTTGGCACCCGCAGGACGCCTTCGAAATTATGCCAGAGCCAGAGAGGTGGGCTTGGAACGAGACTGGCCTGATGACGCAGGAGCAGTACGACGAGATAGCAAATGTCACGACACCTTCACTACTCGCTGCCAACTACCAGCTCAGGCATATCCCGTCAGATGACGTGATATTCCTCAATCCACAAACAGGCGCAGACATATCGATGGTCATGCAGGGCCAGTGCCACGTCGACGCAGCCTACTACGGTGAGGACTACACGGCATTCACGGCCATGAACGTCCACGACGGCAAGCGGTACGTCTATGGCAGGATGTGGCGCAAGCACGTCGAGGACGTGACACCACAAATCGTGGCCGAGATAGAGCGCTTGAAGCTGGGGCGCATGTACATGGAGACGAACGCAGACAAGGGCTATGCGGCCAAGGCGTTCAGGGAGAAAGGCGTGAGAGTACAGACCTACCACGAAAAAATGAACAAATTCTTGAAGGTGACCACGTACCTCAAGACGGCATGGCCCGACATTATATTCTGTGAGGGGACGGATGAGGCCTATGTGAATCAGATTTGCGACTTCACGGAGGACGCCGAGCATGACGATGCGCCAGACGGGCTCAGTTCATTGTGCAGGGTAATTAAAGCGGATTCAAAGCCGTATGTGTCACCGTTTAGATAATCATTTACTTGCTTGATTTTCCCCTTTCAAAAAAAAGAGGGGATTTTTTCAAAATAGTTCTTTACAAACTCAAAATAATGCTATATACTAGGATATAAGCAAAGGGAAAACCAACCCAGAGAGGAGTCAAAGATGACTAAGACATTCGCAATCAGCAACGGCACGAAGGTGGCCATCGACTACAACGGCATCGCAAACGTCTACGTACTTCACCATTATGTAGGCAGCGCAATATACGGCATGGGACTTTGCAAGACCATGGAAGAGGCAGAGGCAAGGACGCACAACTTGGCAAAGCAGTGGGGCGGATTCACGGCAACAGAGATTTAGGGTCAGAAAGAGGCGGGGAGCTTCCGCTCCTTCGCTTCGAGCAATCAGGCAAAGGGAACGAACCGAAAGGAAACGACATGAACGCAACATATGCACTCGGAACCGCACTGAGCACACCAGCAGGGTTCATGCTCATGGCAAAATACGACGCCGCGACGCGCGAGACGAACGTTGCAAAGACGGCGCTTGAGCAATCTGGCAAACGCCCGAGCAGAAAGAGGGAGTCTGCGTTGGAGCGCGTGAACATCACATATGGGAAAGAATGCGCCTACAGGGACTCAATGGCCCTCATGGTCGTTGAGGCAAGCGGCTACACGGTTACCAGACACAAGGCAATAAGGGCCATCAACGAGGAGCTGGACGCGATGGGAGAGGCGTGCTGGCTCGCCCCGATAGGAAGGGTCAGGATGATGACCTTGGCATCTAGGCTATGCTCCATAACCAACTGACAGGCACAGTATAGAAGCATGCTACAAGCCTCTCAGAGCGATTCTAAGGGGCTTTTCTCATACATATAACCAAATACACCACAATGCAAGAACAAGCTCTCAAATCGGCCTAAATCTGTCAAAAAAGTTCTTTACAAACAAAAAACAATGCTATATAATAAGTTTATAAGCAAAGGAAAACAAACGAAAGGACTTAAAATGGCAAAGGAAATCACACTCATGGACTTTAATACGGGCAAGAGAGTGACGTGCGTAAGCACTGGCAAAAAGTTCTGTGGGAAGGTCGTCTACAAAGACGAACAAGGAAACCTCTATGAGAGAATTGCACCAAACGGACGGAAGTGTGGGACTCCCTATTTCTTCCATCAATGGAACGAGCCGACAACTAAGACAATCATCGAGCTTTGTTTCTAGACTCAAAAGCCCACGGGGAGGGGGCAAAGCCTCCCCGCATAGCGAAGGGGAACCAGCAACGAAAGGACAGAGCGATGAAAACACTGAAGATTGAAGTCGACGAAATCGGCAACGCCCAGACGCTAGAAATCGAAGACGATTCCTATGAGTTCTACGGAGTCGTTGTGTGGGAGTGGCACTACGACACCAGCAGCGGCGACCTCTTGAGGTCTTACTACTTCGCCACTGAGAAGGAAGCCAAAGACTTCTTGAAAGATGTTATTGAAAACGGCTACGACGAATACAAGTACGAAGATTACGACCCAGAGATTCAAGATGATGGCACGATGCTTCGAGACGGGATAGACGGAGATAGAGAAGTATTCATAACGCACAACTGGAATGTAACCGTCACGGCATAACTACCGCCACAAGGTCAAGGGCGCGGCCTACTGTGCCCACCGTTTCTATGACGAGAAAGGATTGGGAAATGGGCGGACTACGTAAGGGCATTCCAGACTGGGAAGATTTTAAAGGTGTACGCAAGCACGTTTGCAACCGACATGAGCTGCGGAAGGGTTGCGAACCTGATAGTTCTATACAGGTGAGTTTATGCATAGAGGTGCGGCCAGAGACGGGTTTTGACCGTACCTTTATGCAATATTTTGGATAAAACGGCCATTATATGCAAAGGAGAAAAAATGCGTGCCTACTACATCGACGAGAAGACAGACCGACATTGCGAGATTGACCTGAAGCCTGAGCTAGGGTCTTACTACAGCCTTCTTGACTGCGACTGCGTGGATATCGTCATCAGGTGGATAGATGGGCATCCGTACAACGTCGTTGTCGATGATTGTGGGATGCTAAAGGAAAGGAGGATTACCGGACAGGGATTGCAGACTGGCGAGAACCTGCATGGCAGCATGCTCGTGTTCGGAGTGGAGGACTCAACGTGCGAGCTTTGCTCACTCGATGACGAGGAGCTTTCCATGCTCAAGGCGAGGACGGTTCAGGGAATCTTCAAGGACGGCTCAGAGCATCCCGTGCTTTGGTATTCGAGATAGGAGAGAAAGATGAAGTCGTTGGACAAACTGAGGAGTTGTTTCGACAACTACGCGCTCTTGAACACCACGACTGCGAAGAGTGTTGTGAGGGAGAAAGCGGACGAAATCGAGAAGGAGATTGAGGAACGTTGTGTTTTACTCCCGCTCGACAAGGACGGTGTTCCCATCCACATCGGGGACGAGATGGCTGACCAAGAAAAAGACAGGTTTGTCGTGAGCGGACTCGACTTCAGCGACACTTACGTTGGCGTATGCAAAATCATAGGCATCAGATACGGTATCGAATACCCTTATCAGCCGTCCAAAATCGTCCACTATCACAAGCCCACAGTGGAGGAAGTGCTTGAAGAGTACCGCGTCAGGTACTACGACCTCGTGACCGACATGGAGTGCAAGAACATCACCAATGAGGAGTACGTGCGGGGCATAAGGGAGCTTGCGACGGAATATGCCGCCAAGCTTCAACTCAAGGAGGAGTAGGACTTGAACGCAAACGATTATGTCAGAGGATACGACGAGCACGGAGACGAGATTGACGAGCTTGAGAGGCTTATCAAGGACGGAAAGCTCCAATCGAGACTCAATGAACTTGCCTCACATTGGGAAGAGGTCATGAGGCTGTGCGAGAAGTACGGGCTCATAAACTTCTGCTACGGAGGAGCCGCCACGTTATGCACGCACAAGGCCTATCTCGAAGCCAACTCGCCGAAGGACGTTGCCGACAGGTTGAGGACTTGCAGCGTTGACATATGATTCGAAGCTTGCCATAATTGGATGGTGAGGCAAAGTAACGGATTCCTCATCTTCCTTCTTGGGCGGACAAGCCGTCGAGTGTCCGAAACAACCACGGCAAGGGGTTTTGCCAGCCGTACCCTGATTGGCACCTCCATGACAAACGGCTGGCTCCTTTCGGTGTATAATCGCCGACATAGGCGAAACTCAAAGACCGAGAGGCTTTTCTATGACTGGATTGGTCACGTATCAGGACTTCTTGGAGGCCAAGGAAAAGGACGGCCTCGTGGAGTTCATATCTTCCGCTATAGACTCGTACAAGAGAGGCGACGATTACAAGACGGCCTTGATAGCTGACGAGTACGACAGACAGATGAACACCACCATAGTCAACTACTCGCGCACTTTGTACAGCTTGACTGGGACGAAGGTTGAGGACTACACCGCTTCGAACAACAAGCTGTGCTCGAACTTCTTCAACCGACTCAACACGCAGAGGTGCGAGTACTCCCTCGGCAACGGAATATCGTTCGTAGGCGCTGGCGAGAGAGGGAAGGACACGACCAAGGAGAGACTTGGCAAGCACTTCGACCACGACGTGAAGCAGGCTGGATACTACGCGTTGACTCACGGCAAGTCGTACCTGTTCTGGGACTTGGACAGGATACACGTATTCAAGGTCACGGAATTCGTGCCTCTCGTGGACGAGAGCACTGGCGAGCTGAGAGCTGGCATAAGGTGGTGGCAGATTGACCGAAGCAAGCCGATGATTGCCGTTCTCTACGAGGTTGACGGGTTCACGAAGTACAAGACGGCAAAGGACGGAGGGCTTGAGGAGTCGCAGCCGAAGAGGGCGTATGTGCAGAGGTACCAGAAGACCGACGCCGATGACACGGCGGAACTCCTCGGCGAGGACAACTACGACTCGCTGCCGATAGTCACGATGTACGGCTCTAGGCTCAAGCAGTCGACGATAGTGGGCATGCGGCCGCTCATAGACTCATACGACCTCGTGTGCTCCGGCTTTGCTAACAACATGACCGACTGCGCGGAGATATACTGGATTGTGAACAACGCCGGAGGCATGGAAGACCAAGACCTCATGAGGTTCCGCGACCGATTGAAGTTGCAGCACATAGCGACTGTCGACGGCTCTGAGGGCGCTAGCGTTGTCCCATACACGCAGAGCGTCCCTCACGAGTCAAGCGAGGCGTTGCTGGACAGGCTTCAGAACGACCTCTACAGGAACTTCGGGGCGCTAGACGTGCACACGGTGGCCGCAAGCTCGACCAACGACCACATAGACGCGGCGTACCAACCGATGGACGAGAACGCAAGCGACTTCGAGAGCTGGGTTTCCGAGGCCATAGTAAACCTGCTCGCCCTCTTGTGCATTGATGACGAGCCAGTGTTCAGCAGGAACAGGATATCGAATCAGCTTGAGCAGGTGCAGATTGTGGCTCAGGAGGCGCAGTGGCTCGACCACGAGACCACGTTGAGGAAGCTTCCGAACATCACCCCAGAGGAGGTTCAGGCAGTGCTTGACAGGTCCGAGGAGGAGAACATGAGAAGGTTCACGTCGATGCAGCAGCCGAGACAGGAGGAAGAGGATGAGAGCGAATAGCGAGAGCAACATGATGGTGCCGAACGTGCATCTATTCCACAACAGAAAGAAGTGCAAGAAGTTCTTGAAGCGCAACGGATGGAAGAAGGTCAAGTTCTACGGGACTGGCGCACAGATGATGTACGCGGACGGCATGGCCGTAATACTCATGGAGCACGAGGGAGACCCGATTGCCGAGGCATCTTTGCTCGTGCACGAGTGCTACCACGCAGCCTACCATCACATGGACTGGATGGGCGAGGACGATTACGGCGAGGAGTCGATGGCATACCTGATTCAGACGATATCGCATGGCGTACTAGAGGCTCATGACGCTTGGAGGCGCAAGCGAAGAGTGGTATGATTTCCATGCAGTCGATGCGTTTGCGTCGGGCTGTATTCACCACGGCGTTTGAACGCAACGGGTCGCAACCGTTGGGCGCGGTGGGAGGGTTGGCTTCCCTTAATCCAAGTGAATCGGAAGGCCCGAGAAAAGACCCCCGAGTGGCTTAGGACTTCGGGGGAATTTTCTTGCAAAAGTCCTTTACAAAAGTCTGATAGAATTCAAGTCTGACGCCCCCGTGGGCGCTGGCAGAGCTTGGAACTGCCCGAAAACAACAAGCCCTCTTGGCGGCGCGGGGCAACGCCATGGACTCTAGACTGCGGGGGTGAGCATGAGGGACATAGGCCACGAGTGGACCGACGAGGAGATTCGCAAGCTTGAGATAAGGCTGCACGGGATATACTCTCAGGCCGCGAACGAGATGCAGGACAAGCTGGAAGAATGGCTCAAGGACTACGAGAAGCAGAGGAAGGCTTGGGAGTCTGCGGTGAAGTCAGGCTCAAGGACTCGTCAGGACTACGAGGACTGGCTGTCTGACAGGGCGATGGAGCGCTCTTGGCAGGAGGGCATGATTGAGACCATTTCCAGAGACGCGGTGAACGCCGACATAAGGGCACGCCAGATAATCAACGACGAGATTCCCACGATAATCACCGAGAACGCGAACATGTCGGGATACGCCATTGACATGCAGAGCGGACTCGACACCATGTTCACGCTCTACGACCAAGACGCGATACGATTCCTCCTGAGCGAACCAGAGCTTTACCCGCAGGTGGACGTACCGAGGGACTTGGCTTGGAACAGGCAGAAGTTCTCAAGCGCGATGACGCAATCGATTCTACAGGGAGAGTCGATACCGAACATAGCGAGAAGGCTGTCAACCGTTCTGGACATGGACGCGAGGGCCGCAGTGATGGTTGCAAGGACTTCCACCACATACGCCGAGTCCACTGGGAAGAGGCTTTCCTACGAAAGGGCCAAGAGCATCGGCATACCGATACGTCAGGAGTGGAGGGCGAACCTAGACGGAAGGACTCGACTTGAGCACAGACAGGCCGACGGTCAGGTGGTTGAGGTAGGCCAGAAGTTCAACGTGGGAGGGTACAAGATGGTAAGCCCCGGAGACCCATCGGCTCCATACCACCTAATTTGCAACTGCCGCTGCCGCCTACGGCCCGTCTTGGACTACGACAACATACCAGAGGCCGTGGTCCATAGGTACAACCGACTACCGAAGAACGTATCATACGAGGACTGGAAGAGCGGCATCTACCGAACGCATCCAGACCACACCGAAACCGAGTCCAGTAAAAAGGAGAGGGGTGTGAAGTAATGGCACTTTCTGACGATTTGAGCAAAAGGATAGGGAAGTACACCAAGAAGGGTACCAAGATAACCCAAGCTCACGTTGACCAAGCAAGGGCGATTGAGTCCGAGAACGTAATAATAGCTCAGAACAACACCCGTATAATTGCCAATGCGATAAACCAAGCTACGATGAGGGCATTGGAGGCGGTTGGTCTTGAGGTCCAGAGGATAGCATCCGACAACGCCCCCGTCGACACAGGGAGGCTCGCTGCGTCCATCACGCACGCGCTCGACCCAGACGAGCCAGCGGTGTACATAGGCACGAACGTCGAATACGCTGGCGTTCAGGAGCTTGGTTCTTCTAAGCAATCAGCAGCCAACGGTGGTCGTGGGTATCTCAGACCTGCCGTAAACGACAATGTGGCGAGAATAAACGCAATCTTCAACGCCGAGTTCAGAAACGGCTAGAATGTAGCCAATTGCCCTCGAACGCTTCGGCTGAGAGGTAGGCCCGTGGCATGCGTGTTGCGGGTCTTTCTTTGTAAAAAAATTCTGCAAGAAAATTTGTATTATCACTATACAAATAGTGTTTAGTATTGTATAATATAACAATAAGCAAAGGAAAACCAACCGAAAGGAACCCCAAAATGACCAAGGCAGAGAACATATTCAGGGCTACTAGGTTCGAAGCGTTGAGGATTATCGAGAGCAGTCACCAAGAACTCACCGAGCACTGGCGGATAGCTGGCTGGTGCTATGGCAAGACCCCAGAAGGACAGCAGTTCATGAGCCAGCGAACTCTGAACGACGTTCTCAAGCACATCGAAAGGGAAGAGCGCAGGCTTGACATGAACGACAAGTACGGCATCAGCGCAAAAGACCCCGAGAGGGCAGCGATGCAGCGCGAGGCCGTGAGGGTACTCAAGGACATGGCTGCTGAGCAGCAGAAGAGGTTCGACCGAGAGAAGGAGGAAAGAGCGGCCCGCAAGACCATGAGCTACGATGACTTCATGGCTGAGTACTACCCGCAGTATTGCTAAAGAAGAAGGGAGTCCGAAAGGACTCCCAAGCAAAGGCATTCACAATTGCGCCCGCCTACCAAGCGGGCTTTTTTTATGGCTGTAGAACGCACGAGAATATGTGAGCATGCATAAACATCCGTCTTTATAAACACAGTTTGCATAGATTGTCAAGTAGTGATAACATCGTGCATAGAGCGGCGAGGAACTGACCGCGAATCTGGATAATCCGAAGAAATGGAGAACACATGCTCACACGGAAGATGCTCAAGGCAATGAGTATTGAAAGTGACGCCATCGACCAAATCATCGAGGCCCACACCGAGACCGTGGACGCGCTAAAGGAGCAGCGCGACGGCTACAAGGCCGAGGCGGAGAAGGCAAAGGGGCTTAGCGACGAGCTTGACAAGGTGAAGAGGCAGCTTGACGAGGCGAGCAAGGACAACGGAACCGCAGAGCTTCAGAAGACCAACGACCAACAGGCCAAGGAAATCGAAAAGCTCAAGGCAGAAAACGAGTCACTGAAGTCCGAGTTCGATGCCTACAAGTCAGACGCAGAGGCCAAGGACGCGATGCGTGCGAAGACCGAAGCGTACAAGTCGCTGCTTGAGAAGGCGGGAATCGCCCCGAAGTACGTGGGCAAGGTTCTTAAAGTGACAAGCCTCGAAGACGTAGAGCTTGACGAGAACGGCGAGGTCAAGGACTCCGAAAGCGCACTGAAGTGCATCAAGGACGAGTGGCCCGAGTTCATCGCGAAGAAGCAGGTCAGAGGCGCAGGCACCGAGAACCCGCCCAGTGGCGGCAAGACTCCCGAGGGCATGAGCGAAATCGCCCAGAGGGCTATCCAGAGACACAACGAGAAGTACGGAATCGAACCAAAGGAGTAGCTTATGAGCTTCACCGCATCCGCTCAAGGCACGACCTTCGAGGCTGGCTGGTTCCTCGTAGATGACGAGAGCTGCCTTAGGGAGACCGCCACAATCGCGGCGAACCACGCCCAGAAGGTGACCCGCAACGGTCGCGTAATCGTTCCCATGGGAGCGGTAATTCCAGCGAACGGCGCAACTGCCAAGGGCATCCTCTACGAGGACATCGACGTTACCGATGGTGACGCGCCCGGTTCCATCGTGACCAAGGGCGTAATCTACGGCGACCGACTCCCTGCAACGCTCGACAGCGACGCAGCGACGGCGCTGACTGGAATCAAGGTAAAGACCTCGCCAGCAGTCGTTCGGCCGTCAGTGTTCGGAAAGTTTGACACGCTCACAGTAGAGTCCGAGGCTGGCACCGCAGTTGGCGACACCAAGCTCACGGTCGCAGGACACACGCTCGATTCTGGCGAGTCCTACGTCTACAAGACCCACGCCACCGTAGCTCCGACCGTCAAGCTCGGGGATGACCTTACGGGCTGGACGGCTTGGGACGGCGACGATAATATCACGGCGACCACGGGCCACAAGATTACCGTCGCTGTCAAGGGAGCAGACGGCACCGCAGTTGCCGCTGGTTCCGCGACTGTTACCGCCAAGGCGTAAGGAGGCATGACATGGAACTCTTCAAGAACGTACTCGGCATGGTCAGCGAGCCTGACCTGCTGAACACCGGATTCACCGTGGCGCGTCCGACCGACCCGACCGACGGGCTGTTCCCAGACGAGCGCACGGACAACCTAGTGGCGAAGTGGAACATCATCGCCTCTGAGTACCAGATTCCGCAGATGGCGCAGTTCCACGCGTTCGACACCGTGGCGCAGAAGTCCATCCGCGTGCCCATCGACGAGAAGAACGTGGAGAAGGGCCTAATCAAGGTCAAGCGCAACACCTCCGAACTCCTCTACCAGCTCACGAACCGTGGCGTAACCGTTGAGTCGGCACTTTACGAGTACGTCATGAACGACAACCTCGCGCTCGCGGACGAGGTAATCACCCGCACGAAGGTGGCGAAGAACGAGCTGCTAGCGACTGGTCAGGTGACAATCAAGGAGAACAACCTCGACCTCACCGTTGACTACAACGTTCCTGCCGAGAACCTCTCCCTCACCCTCGACCTCGGAGACGGGGCATCCAAGCCAGCGGCAGACCAGATTGACGAAATCGTGAACACTGCGGCAGAGAAGGGCGTGACGCTCACTGGTATCGTGACCTCGCGCTCGACGCTTTCGAAGATGCGGCAGAACACGTCAATCCAGAAGGCAATCAACGGCAACTCAATGGCAGGAGTGCTCGTAAGCCGCAGCTCGCTCGAATCCTTCCTCGAAGCCGAGTTCGGCATCGACCGAATCATCACGAACGACCTCTCCTACTCCACTCCCTACACCGAAGGCTCCAACGGTCGGCCAGTCGTTCACCAGAAGCGCTTCTATCCGAAGGACAAGATTACGTTCTTCGGAACTGGAAACGGCATGACCCTTGGCCGAGGACTCTGGGGCATCCCGCCCGAGGAGCAGATTGCACGCTTCGAGCAGGTCGGTCAGTCTGGCGAGAACCCCTACGTATTCATGACCCAGTGGGCGGAGAAAGACCCCGCAGTCGTGTGGACGAAGGCTTCGGGGCTGTTCATGCCAGTGCTGTACAACCCCTACTCGCTCTACGTCGCGACCGTAACCGCCACGCCCGGAGCATAACCATGTTCGCGGAGTGCGTAAGGGCGTTCCGCGACTTCACCCACGGCATGCGTGAGGAGGGAGAGCGCTTCGAGGTCACCGAGGAGCGCTTCGCCCAAATCAACGGAACCAGATACGGCCAGTTGGTCAAGGCCGTGGATGCAGTCGAGAGGCCAAAGCGGAGACGGAGGAAGGATGACGAAGGAAGCGCTGCTTGACGATGTCCTGTCGTACATACACAACTACTTCGCCCGTGACCAACGCCCTGTGAGCGGTTGTGAAATCGCTGGCGGGGCGTTGCCCTTCGACATGCCAGAAGGCGTGTGGTACCGCATAGAAGGCTCCCTGCTCAACGACGGGATGCACCAAGCGGGAAGCGAGGAGGTTCTTGCAGACGAGACGTTCGACGGAACCATAACGCTCTGCGCCGTTCCCAAGCCGCTGTTGGAGACGGTCGACCAGATTCTCGCTTGGATGGAGAAGAACGGCGACTCTGCCTATGGCCCGTACCAGTCCGAGTCGTTCGGAGGGTACAGCTACACGTTGAAGGGAAGCTCCACGTCAAACGGCACGACTCCTCCCGTCACTGGATGGAAGGCCGCGTTCGCGGGAAGCTTCACGAGATGGAGGAAGTTGTCGTGAGCCTGATAGACGATTTCAAGGTGCCATGCACCCTGCTTGAGAAGACGAGGGTTCCAGACGGCGAGGGTGGATGGAGCGTCGCTTGGAAGGACGGCATGAAGTTCACGGCGGCGATAACCAACCCTAACACGATAGAGTCTAGGGTTGCCGAGAAGGAGGGAATGACCTCGACGTTCACGGTGACAACCGAGAAGAACATGGGCCTAGACTTCCACGACGTGTTCCGCAGGGACACGGACGGAGACATATTCAGGGTGACTTCCGACTCGCAGGACAAGATGACGCCTGACAGGGCATCGTTCCAGTTCTCTCAGGTGTCTGCGGAGAAGTGGAGCCTCACATGACCTCGGAGGCGGCGCTGTACCAGTTCTTCAACGGCTTCCAGATTCCCGCCTATGCCGCGTCATCGGTTCCCAGCGACGCGACATTCCCGTACATCACTTACGAGCTTGCGATAGGCGAGATGATGGAGGAGGAGGTCAACATCCCCGTCAACGTCTGGTACAGGACGGAATCCGAGGCGCAGCCCAACGCCAAGGTGAGGGAGATGTACGACAGGATAGGCATGGGAGGGGTCACCGTGCCAGTAGACGACGGCATGCTCTGGATTAAGAGGGGCAGGCCATGGGCGCAGTCCATCACCGTAGCAGGCGAGGACGAGAAGGTAAAGAGACGCTATTTGAACATAGACGTAGAGTATCTGACCATAGGTTAGGAGCCTTAATATGAAATTCACACAGGTAGCTGCGGACGCCTTCGAGAAGCTTCAGCTCAACGCTGGCGTGCTGCTGACCGAGTTCGACCCCGCGACGGGTACGCTCGACCGAACCAAGATTTTCGGTGCAACCACTGGCGGCGTTAACTTCACCGCCACGCCAGAGTTCACAGACTTCGGCGAGGACGTTGACAACGTTCCCGCCAACATGAAGGAGTTCAAGGTTCTCAGCTCCGTCACCGTCACCATGAGCGGCACGTTCCTCACCGTGGACACCGATACCGCCAAGAAGCTCATGGGTGCCGCAGACATAGCGAGCAACAAGATAACGCCACGCGCAGACCTCAAGAGCACCGACTTCTTCGACATCTGGTGGGTCGGTGACTACAGCGACGTGAACGTTGACGGAGGGCAGGGTGCTTCCGCTGGCTTCATGGCAATCAAGCTCATCAACGCGCTTTCCACGGGCGGCTTCCAAGTGCAGAGCACCAAGGACGGGAAGGGCAATATGGCGTTCGAGTTCACGGGCCACTACAGCCTAGCCGACACGTCAATCGTGCCGTATGAGATTTACATCAAGCAGGGAACCGCATCCGAGTAGGAGGAAGAGAATTGAAGCTGTCTGAAATCAAGGGCGAGCGCGTGTTCGACGTCATCGCCGACGTGATAGGGCCAGTGGCCACGATAGCGCAGGACGAGGATGCCGCAAGGCTCTTCGACTCCAAGGACAAGCCAGAGGACATGACCTCTTGGCAGTTCTTCGTCGAGAGGGCCAAGGTGTCAATCCCAGCGATAATGCGCAACCACAAGTCGGAGATTTGCGAGATAATGTCCGTGGTCAACGGCATAACGGCAGAAGAGTACGTGAACGGTGTCGAGAACCCAGACTACGAGCCTGAGAGGGCCAGCGAGGAAGGGTATTCGGTTCCCAAGTACAAGGTTTCCCCGCTGACCGTCACGAAGCTGTTCGCAGACCTCCTCGACCTCGTGACGGACAGCGAATTCGTGTCTTTTTTCTCATAGCGCACGAGGACGAGAACCTATTGTGGATGGCCCTTGGCAACTATCGGGGGCCATCCTTTTTTAAAGCCTTCGTGCGCTACGTGTTCGCGCTCTACGAGAGGGATATGAAGGAGCTTCACTACAGGATATACGTGACCGACATGCTCAGGAACATACCGCAGATGACCTATTTGACCGACAGGTGGATTGATACGGTAAAATCCAACAGGAAGGCCGACAATCGGACTGCCGACGAGATAGTGGACGACTTGATTGCTTCTATGTCTGGGGGTAACTCATGAACCTTGGAGAGCTGTACATAAAGATAAGCGCCGACGTGTCGGCGGTAGACTCGATGGTGAGGGCGTTCGACAACTCCGCCAGAGCCGCCGAGAAAGCTGGTAGCAGGATTGACAGCGCCTTCAGCAACGCTGGAAACGCGGCATCGTCAACGAACGACATAGGTGATTCGCTTGAGAGCGCGATAGCAAAGGGGAACCTCTTCGCAGATGCCATAGAGTCGGCGTTCAATAGGGTCATAGACATCGCTGGTAAGGTCGCGGGCGCGTTCAAGGACATGGTTTCCGAAGCCGTTGAGTCTTATGCAGACTTTGAGCAGGGTGCCGAGGCGCTTAGCGCCACATACGGCAACTCATCCAACGACTTGATGCAATGGATGCAGAACAACTCTGCCACCTACGGCATATCCCTCAACGACATGATAAACAAGTCGGTCGAGCTTGGTGCCGTTCTCAACAAGGCAAACGCCCAGAGGAGGGCTGAGGACGAGGCTGGCGAACAGGCTTCGACCGAAACCCAGAAGCAGGAATTGAGCAACAGGCTACAAGACCTACGCGCAAGCCTTTCGAGCCAGCTTGCAGAGACGCGCGAGGCTCAGCAAGCCGAATACAACAGTTGGAAGAATCACTACGCCGACCTTGAGGAACAGCTACGCGACCAATTGCAGGACGAGTACGACCAGCTCAAGGACTACTTGGACTCCCGCGTTGACGCGCAGAGGAAGGCGAACGAGCAGGAGTACAACGAGCGCAAGCGTGCGTTGGATGACTCGTATGACGCCCTGAAGGACAGCCTCGACAAGGAAGTTGACGCCTTCGAGTACGCCACAGACCAGAGAATCAAGCAGATAGACCGAGAATACACAGAGCGGTACAAGCTGATAGACGAGCAGAAGTACGCCGAACTCAAGGCGCTTCAAGACCAGATTGACGCGCTTGACGCACAGCAGAAGGCCGAGGACAGGGCGGCTCAGGACAGGAAGGACGCCCAGAAGAGGGCCAACCTCGAATACAAGGCAGCGAACGATAAGTACCAAGAGGACAGGGACAAGGCTGCGAGGGAGCTTGCCGAGCTTGAGATTTCAATCGATGAGCGCAAGAACAAGGACATTCGCTCTGACATGAAATCTGCAATCAAGCAGCAGATGAGCGACGTTAAAGACCACTACTCCCAGATGAAGTCCCAGCTCAAGGAACAGCATAAGGAGGAGAAGGACGCCTACAAGGAAGCTAGGGATAGCGAAGAGGCGGTGCTTCGCCAATCCAACGATAACAAGCTCAAGCTTGCGAAGCGTGCCAACGAGGACGAACTCAACGAGCTGAAAAATTATCAAAAGCAAGTCATCGAGTCGATGACCCAAGAGAACGACAGCCTTCTCAAGGAGAAGCAACGTAGCAACAAGCAACTAATCAACGAGCAGAAGGCAGCGGACGCGGAGCAACTTTCCAACCTCAAGGCATCGCAGTCCGCACAGCTACGCGAGATTCAGGAGCACAACCGCAAGGTTCTACAGGAGCAGTCCAACCTCATAGCCCAGCAGAAGAAGGCCCTTACCGAGGGTTCCAAGGCAACGGGGACGTATGCCAAGGTCACTGAAGAGGACATGAAGCAGAGCACCAAGACGATGGAGGCATTGTTCAAGGCGGCGGCGAACATCGGCGCTCGAAGGAACATGAACACATCCTCCGTGTTCGACATACTTTCATCGACTGTGTATGGCCGCTTTGACACGTTCGACAACTTGGGAACTGGGTACGCAAACAAGTCGGGCATGCAGCAGCTCGTGGCCGACATGAACTCGAAGCTTGAGCAGAGCGGCAAGGAAGGCAATCTGAGCGCTGACAACTACAACGACATAGCTACGGCGCTGGAAATGCTCATAGACGACATGAACATATCCAACCTCGCCGCCGAGGAGTCGGAGAAGACCTTCTCAGGCTCACTCAACTCACTCAAGGCTCAGTGGAAGGACTTCATCTTGTCGCTTGGAGTGGATGATGAGGTCATGAACACCGACGAACAACTCAACAAGCTACTTGAGAGGTTCGACACGTTCGTTGACCGTGCGATGCCAATAGTAACGAAGGTCATAGACGCCATAATAACCGTCATAGTGAGCCGTGGCCCTGAGATTGTCGATACCGTTAAGACAACCATTCTTGATGCGCTTCCACCCGAATGGCAGCAGAAGGTAGAGGACTTCAAGAAGTCCATAGAGACGATTGCGGCTGTGTTCGTACCGCTTGCGGCTGTGTTCGCTGGATTCGCTGCGGCTGAAGGCGTTCTGGCTGTGATGAATGTCTTCAGTATGCTTTCAAGCTCCTTCACGACGATTGCCGGCATCATTGGCTCAACAGTAATACCAGCGATTCAGAGCTTCGCAGCGGAGTCAAGCATCGTCGGTGCTGGATTGCAAGCTGGACTCATAGGGCCGTTGGACATCCTTAGCACAGCGATAGAGGCAATAGGTGGCCCCATAACCGTAATAATAGCGCTGATAGCTGGCGTCATCGCCAACAGCGAGGACTTACGCAACCTTCTCGGTGACATAGCAGCAACGATAGGTGACGTGCTCATGGGCGCGTTGAATACCCTGTCTCCGATACTTGATACGGTGAAGGGTCTTTGGGAGAGGCTGAACGAGGCTCTTGGCTTCATAGGTGACAAGATAGCCCAAGTGCTGCAACCAGCGTTCGACAAGCTCAAGGAGACGCTTGGCCCTCCCCTACAGGATGTCATGAGCATAGTCAAGGACATATTGACCAAGTTAGGCGAGATTGTCCTCAACATAGCAGACACGCTAGGGAACATACTCGGCCCTGCGATAAACGTGATAGCTGGCATACTGACGCCAATATTCGAGGCTGTTGCAACGTTCGTCGGCGGGCCGCTCGGAATACTCGTAGAGATACTCGGAGGCGGATTCCTCACAGCAATAGACATATTGACCACGGCGCTAAAGGTTCTGTCAGACATAATCAAGACCATCTCAGAGGCCATAGGAGGCTTCCTAAGCTGGGTCGGCGAGCAGATAGGTATATTCTCCGCTGGCGTAGACGAGGGGCTTGGTGGCGTGGTCGATTGGTTCAAGAACCTCTTCGGGAAGATAAGCGAGGCGCTTGGAAGCCCGATAGAATGGCTCGTTAACGCTGGCAAGGAGATAATAAACGGCCTGAAGAAGGGCATAGACGATGCGTGGAAGGGCGTTCAGGAGTTCTTCGGCGGCGTACTAGACTGGATTGTGGCGAACAAGGGGCCTATCGACAAGGACAGGCAAGCGCTCGTCCCCGCTGGCAAGGCGATAATGGAGGGACTGAAGGACGGAAGCGAGGGTGGATGGCCCGATGTGCAAGGCTTCTTCCAAGGGATACCGAACTCGATAGGCGGCGCATTCAACGGCGCAAGCTCTTGGCTGCAAGGAGACGGAGCTGAAATACTGAACGGGTTGCAGGGCGGCATGAACAATGCTTGGAACGCAGTCGCAAGCTTCGTCTCAAGCATCCCAAGCGGTATAACGGGAGCGTTCTCGAATGCTGGTGGCTGGCTCGTTAACGCTGGCTCTAATATAATGACTGGCCTGTACAACGGATTGGTTGACATCTACAACAACTACATCCAGCCCCTCATTTCTGGTGTTGGGCAATGGATGCAGCAGCATAAGGGGCCTGAGTCATACGACAAGAAGCTCCTCGTGCGGAACGGCCAGTGGGTCATGCAGAGCCTCTACACGGGACTCGTGAGCGGATTCGAGAGCGACGTTGCGCCATTCGTAACGGGAATGTCCGACAGACTTGAGGATATGGTCGGCGGAGCGAGCATAGACTTCCCAACCTCCTACGAAACCGTGATGGACGGCATGGACGATGCCAAGGATGCCTTCTCGTCGATGGCTAGGGACATGGTTGACGTATGGCGCGAATCGACCGAGGAGATGGCCGAGATGATGTCGGAGGTCGTGTCGTTCGACACCAACACTTTCGGCTCGCCGTTCGCAAGGGGAGTGATGGTCAACACGAGCCAGCAGCAGGTACGGCAGCCGACGACGATAAACGCTATACTTGAGCTTGACAGGGTTCAGTTCGGCAGGTTGGTGTACCAGATTAACAACGAGGAGCGTCAGAGGGTCGGAGTCAACCTTTCGGGAGGTTACGCATGATATCGATAGACGGAGCGGAGTGGGACGTTCCCTGCGACATCAGACGCACGGCGGACATGACGCAGAGCGAGATTAGCGGCATGATGCTGGACAAGACGTACTTCAACGACGTTCTGGGGACGTTCCTCACCTATGACATTACCATTGCGGTTCCACCGACGATGGAGGAAGAGTACTTCCAGATATACGAGGCCTTGACAGACCCGGTTGAATCGCATCAGTTCGTGATGCCATACAACGGTGACACGGTTGAGCTTACCGCTAGGGTCGAGAGCGTCAGGGACGCATTGGTGTACACGGTCAGCAGGAAGCAGCTATGGAAGGGCGTGGAGTTCACCGTCATAGCAAACCACCCCACAAAGAAGATGAACTACGGCGAAATCGTCACCATCGGAAGGTCAACAGTCCCCGACATGCCAGAGGGCATCGCTGGGCAGGTGTGCATATACGACGGCTCTGAGTGGCAGGAGGTCAACTTGGAGCAGGGAAAGCTCTACGAGTACACGGGGACTGGCTTCACGGAGTCGGAGATTACCGACGCTGACGATACGGAGTACTGATGTACGTCAAGATTGACAACACGGCTTACACGGTCATATCGAACCTACAGTTCGAGCCTGAGACGGACGTGACTGGCTCGAAGGTACCCGTCAACGAGCTTTGGGTCAGCGTCAAGACCGACGATGAAATAGCACTCGGCTCAAGGGTGTCGCTCTACGACGATGCGGACACCCTCTGGGCCAAGTACTGGGTCACTTATGCCGAGAGGGAGGACAAGTACAACATCAGGGTTCACGGCGAGTCTGCCCTGATAAGGATAGACTCCGTTACGCTAGACCCCGTGATGTACGAGTCTGACAGCGTTGGGACGGTACTGAGCGAAGTCCTCTCCCCGCTGAACGGAGAGTACGTGCTGGACTCAGAGCTTGCCAGCAAGACCCTCTCTGGATACGCCCCGAAGCAGACCGCTAGGGTGAGGCTACAGTGGATATGCCTAGTGATAGGGGCGTATCTGAAGAACAGCTTCAACGACCGCTTGGAGATTCTTCCGATAGATGACGATTCGCAACTCATAATCCCACTCTCGGATACGTACTGGAAGCCCAAGGTCACGTACAACGACCACGTTACCGCCATAAAGGCCACCTACTACGAGTACGTGCAGGGAGTGCCGTCTAGGACTGACGATTACGTTACCATCGGTGACAGGTCGAAGGGCGAGACGGAGGTGTATTACATCCAGACCAAGACGGAAGTCACCCTCACTAACAACCAAGTCCCCTCTGGTGCACGTGAGAACGTCATAACCCTCGACAACATAACCCTACTCAACGAGGACAACGTCTCGGAGGTCATGTCCTTCATGGCGAAGTACAGGTTCATGAGGACGGAGTTGCAGTTGGACGCAATAGACAACGGGACCTACATGCCCGGCCAGAGGGTGTACGCCTTCATGGACGAGGATACGATGGTGGAGGGCTACATAGAGTCATGCTCATTCTCCTTCGGGCTACAGGCAAAGGCTTCGATGCACTTCACTGCCGTGGAGGTGAGGGAGAGCGCGGCGCTTTCCATAGCCTTCACGTGGGAGGGAAGGCAGGTAGGCTACAGGGTGTTCAGGTTCCCCGTGGGATACGACTTCGAGGTGGAGAACCCGTACATCGACGTTTGCAGCAACGGACACAGATACGTATTCAGACCCCTCGACAAGACCGTATCTGGGACGATGACAGCGGAGGGCATCATAATAACCCAGCCAGTGGAGATTGCGCTTGACATGTTCGACGGCAAGCTACACGTGGTATCGGTTGACAAGTACGGCATGGTGGGCAACACAATCGCGATATCGTAGGTGGAATCATGACCAAGCAGATAACCATAAAGGAAGACGGCGTTTCCAAGAGCGAGTCGGTCGACTTCATCAACACTCAGGTAGCGGGCGGCTCGGCCAACTGGATGCCAGAGGACGAGGCTCAGGAAGGAGTCTTCTACGTCCATGCGAACGGCGAGTACGTCCCAAGCGAGTACGGGCTTTACGGATTCCTCGCGGTGAGCGTCATGGTTCCCGGTGGGAACGGTGCGGAGGCGATGACTCCCGAAAACCCGTCCCCGAATTACGTCAAGCCACTTCCCGCCACTGGCACAGGCGCGTCTCTCATAGGGGTAGACCCAACGGACGGCGCTCTGTACAGGACGGAGATACAGGACGTTAACGGCGTTCCCACGATGGTTAAGACGAAGGTTGCTGACAGCAAGCAGGACTACAAGCCCACGTCCATGAAGATATTGATAAAGCCCGCGAAGTTGTCATACAACATTGGCGATAAGATTCAGTACGCGGGCCTCGTCGTGCAACTACTGGACTCGACTGGGTACACGTTCGTTGACGAGAGATTCCCACAGGGCATAATCTCGTGGTCACCATTAAAGAACACACTTCATCCAGAGTATGATTTGATTACGCCTGTTGAGTACGTAGAGACAACGTTGCAGGCAGAGTCCGAGCTAGAAATTCCCGTCCAGTGGAACTCCCCCTATGACAACCAGACCTACGAGGATACGTTTGAGATAGAAGTGAGTGACAGCGAGAGTCCCAGCAGTGAAAGCGAATCATCGGGAGGAAGCTCGTCTGGCGGAGGCGAAGGGCAATCGTCCTAAGTTAGGAGTTAAAATGGCAAAAGTAATGACGGACGAATCGAACTACTCTGCGATAGCAGGCGCGATACGCTCGAAGCTAGGGGTGTCCACTAGGTACAAGCCATCGGAGATGGCTGCTGCCATAGGCTCCATATCTGGCGTGTCATCTGCGGACAACGGCAAGGTCGTTGTGGACGGTCAGCTGACGCAACAGACGTCTCGCAGCGTGTCGCAGAACGGCACATATGACACCACGACCAACAACGAGGTCGTTGTGAACGTGTCTGGCACCGAGCAAAGGCCGAGATGCGTGTACGTGTTTGATGACCCAAATAACTCTACTAGAGTTCTGGACATTCCAAATAAAATTTACCCAGAGGCGGGGGTGATATCCCAGCAATACAGCTATGTCTTTTTGTTTGCCGACAACCAGACAACCAACATAACGATAGACGGCGTAGCACACTCAAGCTCCGACATACTGATAGGCTCGTCGTGGAATGGCGACAACGTGTACGCGTTTGTCGATGAGTCTCAGGGGTTTAGTATTGCGCTCAATGTCGGCGATGGGGGCAACCACGCATGCACAATCATAGCAGTCGAGGGGACGTTCGCAACGAAGTACACTCAGACCATGTTCGCGGTCGCGTCAGCATCCCAGACGATATCAGCCGCGCTCGATGAGGCGTATGTGCTGTTGCTGTTCTGCATATACAACGGGGGGAGTACGGCGTCAGTCACGTTCATGGGCGAGTCCGTGACCGTTGACAGATACGCCAACAGATACTCGAACTCGATATACTGCTACGCCACAAAGCTGACGAACCTAGCCGCAAATGACGTTGTAAGCGTGTCGATAGACGCCAACGCAGCGAACGTTATAGGAATCATGGGAATATTCGGAGGCGCAAATGCCTAGCATAGAGACGGCCATCCAGACCCTCCTGACCGCAGTTATCACCGCGTTCGTCACGCGCGTGTCCCGACAGCTCATCGGCTACCGTGCCGAGAGTAGGGCGTGGCGCGACGAGCCGATGCAGAAGGTGGACCTCATCAACGAGGCGACGCATGCGACCATGAGGACCGAGCTAATTAACGGGAAACCTTTTCAAGAACGCTGGGACTGGCAGTTTCGTACTCGGGACAGACTAGGAACCTAAATTGCTTGTTCCATCCCATCTCCTCTACAAAGATTTCACCAAGGAGGCCATCATATGCCGAAGAACGTAATCATATCGGAGGGTGGTAAGGGGCTTCGGTTCGCGGACGTGTCGAAGCTCATAACCGACAAGAGCAACGGAAACGACTCTTGGGTGCCGACCGAGGACAGAATTATACGTCAGAAGTACATAAGCAAGAACGGCGTCTACTATGCCAAGGACGATGGGATATACGGCTTCTCCAAGCTCACGGTGAACATTCCCGGTGGTGCTCAGGGGTATACAGTGCCGACGGTGGCATCGCTCCCATATGGCGTGGAGACGATAACCACAGACCCCTCACAACCCATGCCGATAATACCGGGGACGGTGGGAAGCTCGGTCATGGGCTTAGACCCAGACACTGGATACGTAAGCATCGCAACGGTTAATCCGAAGGGTGAGGTAGAGATTAAGGCCATTCCACAGGCCATAGCCGTAACTAAGATGCCCAACAAGCTATCCTATACGGAAGGTGACGAAATTGACTACACTGGCATAGAGGTGAACCTGTACGTAAAGTACGAGGAGACTTCATCTGGCGGCTCTACGCACATCGATGCAATTCCATACAAAGACGAAAGGTATCCAGATGGCAAGATACCTTTCGAAGAGCTGATATTTCCAAAGAAAACCGCAAAGGGTGATGGTGGATACGCGTCAGATGTTGACACGTCTCCGATACAGAAACCGATACAGGTTGCTGGCATAGTCTCTTACTATAGTTGGACGAACAACGTGCACAGAATGGCCACTACCACCGTCACACCAGACGATGGAAGTGTTCTACTGCTTGCATACACAACAACAGGCGCTTGGAAGATACGTGTGTATGCGGCGTCGGAAAACAGTACTCCAAAGGCGACGATAATTCGCCATTCAAATCATTCTGGGCAAACTTGGGAAGAGGCAATGAGTGGGGCAAGTTCAGCGGGTGCCAGAATCACATCAGAGACTTTTCATGGGAAGACGGTCTACATAAGAGAAGTCGCGTTCAGTGCGCTCAGCAATGGATTAGTCGCAGAAGAAAGGGCAGCATTGTTGTCTGGGACATACTTGCTTCCGCAAGGTTCTTGGAATTCATGGGACGTTGACGAAGCCGCGTGGGTTGCCATATACGGGGATGGCGCATCGTCAATTGTTCCAGTCCAATGGAAAAGCCCTTATGATGACAAGACCTATGAAACGTCGTTCAAGATAGATGTCGTAAAGAAGAACGAAGAATCAGGAGGCGGTTCCTCGGAAGGAGGCTCATCCGAAGGCGGCGGTGGCGGAGGACACTCGTTCTAGGAATAATGATATACTCATACCAAAAAGGCGGTGATTAAATGGTATCCATAAACAGGAGAACCCTCTATGGGGAAGTGTACAACGACGTTCGGTGCCTCTCCTCAGACCCAAAGCCAACGGACGGAATAAGAAACGGCTCCACCTTGACCGAGATAGACACTGGCGAGACCTACATGTACGACTCCGACAACGAGACGTGGCATGAGGTACAATCGTCACCGTTCTCGGCCATAAACCTCTAGGAGGCCATATGATATCAGTGAACAGACGAACCCTATACGGGGAGGTATTCAACGACGTGAGGTGCCTCTCAAGCGACGAGAAGCCCACAGAGGGCATAAAGAACGGCTCGACGCTCATTGAGATAGACACGGGAAAAAGGTACCTCTACGACGCTCTCAGCGGCTCGTGGAACGAGTTCTCGCAAGGCGGAGGCGGCGAGTACGTGCTCCCCACCATGTCCCCCACGACCAAGGGCGGTGCCAAGCTCGGTAGCGGGCTTAGCATCACGGGTGACGTATTATCAGTTGACACGATAACCGTGTCACAGGTTCATCAGATTACGGGGGTATAGACATGGCATACTTGGATGAAGCGGGCCTTGAGGCCCTTTGGGGAGACGTAGAGGAGCTTGTAGACGGCGTTACCATAAGCGATGGTGGAGTCACCACTGCCAAGCTTGCCGACGGAGCCGTGACGGATGAGAAGCTTGCGCAGAGTGGTGGGGTGCTGGAAAGGGTCGATGATTTAAAGAATGCAACAAGCGAAGTTATTGATTACGTCACAGAGTATAGGGAAATAGAATTAACTATAGAAAATGGTTATTATACTACTACGGCCCATGCAGTTACGTTTCACGAAGATAACAGTAGACAATCAGCTATTGTTAATGTAAATGCTGGAGAGAATTATAAAATTTCATGCTCTCAAAGCTCACCATTTATTCATGGCATAATTGAATTAGCTGACGATTACGTTACGAATGAATTGTTGCAAGGTAAAGGGAGCTTTGTTGATTATGTTGATTATGAATTTATAATCCCAAATAACTGTAACAAAATTATTATTTGCTCCGCTTATCCCAATAGAGTACAACTAAAGTTGAAAAAGTACGGGACTTATTATGAAAGCAAGGTATATACTAAAGATGAGGTATATACTAAAAATGATGTATATACTAAAAGCGAAGTATATAATAAAAATGAAATAGATGAAATCAGTATCACAAGTGCTTCTATTAAAAAATATGGTATAAAATGGTCAACCACAGATGCAAATGATGAAGGTAGCAGATGTTTTGATGCTGTTGGTCTTTCTGCTACGATTGGAGTCGGAAGTACAAACGGTTCATCTGATTTTGACAATATTTATCCATGGTCTGGTATCAAAAGATGTAATATTAAGATTAACGCAAACGGGGCAAAAATAGTTACTTATGAAGGAGAATCTGGATTTGCCCTTGACGGAACAAATGGTGATGTGTTTGTCAAAATTCCCAGATTTTGTGTTGAAAGATACATTGATAATGGATATGAATATCGTGTGATTTCTGCCAATGATGGACAAATTCATGAAGCATTTGTTGAAGATGGAAAGATACTAGACGATATTTTTGTTGGTGCTTTTGAAGCTTATTCTGATGGCTCAAAATTACATTCCATTAGTGGCGTGATTCCAACAAGCAACCTTGTCGCTTCGGATTTCTTGACATTGGCAACAGCAAACGGTGACGGCTATACCCTGTATGACATGCGCACGTCAGAGGCAATATGGCTGCTAATGGCAATAGAATATGGTAAACGAAATAGCAATAGAATACTTGGATATGGGTTTTCGGACTTTTGCCAACCTGATTCAAACGCCAATTTGCTGATTAGAGAAGCGGCAACAAATACAAATATAGTAAAAGTCAATGAAACCGCTATTGTACGTGAATTGATGCCAATAGGCAGCAATATAACTATCTGTGATGGCACACAGCAAAATATCATTGCTCAACGTACTATCACTGCAATAAACGAAGCAGGCGGTACATATGCAGAATTTACATTCGATGGTGAGCCAATAGATGTTACTCTTGACTGCTTCATTGGTTCTGCCGGGTGTACTACTAATTTCTGTCAATCTGTTTCAAATGGAGCTTTATCATGGCATACTGGAAGAACTACTTGGCAAACTGGTAACGGAACATATACAAGAAATCCTATACGATATAGATGGATTGAAAATATATTCGGAAGTATTTGGGCGTTTTTCCCAGATGTGACCTTTGATAATTTGCAAATGTATGTTTGTAAGAGCATTAAAAAATATCAGTTTTTTAAGCACGATGGAACAGACTATGTTCCCATTGGAATGACTTATATGGAAAATGCTGTTAATGGAGTAAAAGGTGATGTTGCAAATTCCAATTATTGGGTTACAAAGTTATCCAATGAGACTTTCGCAAAATTTAATGATTTCGGGAGAGCCTATGACAAATCGTTGACTTCTACAAAAGCATTCGGAGCATACTATTACCTTTATACTGGCACTGTATGTATTGCAAATGGTGGTGGCTTTGACCATCTTTATAGAAGCAATATACTCACTAATAGAGGATGGATAAGAACGCAGTCAAGATGGTACTTATATGGAGCACGATTGATGTATAAGAATTTGACATGACAATGACTCATAGGACACTTTAAGTAACAAGACGGCTTGCGGTATTCACCAGCCCATCCCACGGCGGGGTGGGCTTTTTCGTAAGGAGGATTGACCATGATTGACGAAAGCAGAATCAACAACCGCTTCACCTATCATCCACCAAAGGACGGCCAACCAGAGCGTTACGTGAAGATACGCGAGAAGGCAAAGGAGCTTGCCTTGCTAATCGAATCCGATTGTCCTCTCAGCAGAGAGCGCACAATCGCAATCAACAAGATTGATGAAGCCGTGATGTGGGCGAACGCATCCATAGCCCGCAACGAGTAGACAGCTAGCCGCCCACCTTGTAAGACCGCGCATGGTGGGCGGCTTATTTGTCACGTGGTCAGAAGGGAGAAGTAAGTGGATGCTATAGGCTACCTACTCACCGGATTGGTGGTTGGCTCGCTTGTGGGGTTTGTATTAGCTGAATTACTTTAGGAATGATACCCATTGCTTGTCGTAGCGAATGTGTCAGTTGTGAAATATTCCTACACGTTCATCGAATTTATTTGAATCGATTCTTGACAACGCTCCGGCGAAACGCTTTACTGAAGTCAACCAATCGCAAGGAGCAGTGTATGCCCGCTTATCTAGATGTTTTCATTTCGCCGATACGAGACAACAGCTTTGCGCAGATTCTTCTCGTTGCGCTTATGTTCGGCATCGTAGGGGATATCGTCTCAGGCTTCATCGGCGCAGCTGTGAACAACGACATAAACTCGTCTAAGATGCGAAAAGGCATCTGGCATAAGTTGGCCGAGATAATGTTCGTGTTCGTTGCGGACGTTATCGACGGCCTTCTTCTTGGCGGGCTTCAGATAGGTATGCAGCCAGTGCTCGTAGGGACGTTGCTTTTCCTAGTGTTCATGGAATTGTTCTCAATACTCGAAAACCTCGTGAAGGCATCGCCCGACCTTGCCAAGGTGCCCATATTCAGCAAGCTCTCGCAGGCTGTGAAAGAGATGGAAGAAGACAAGAATGAGCAATAGCCCGCTTGTTTCGGACGTGATATTGAGTCCCAACACCTACGGAGCGAGAAAACAGCCGATACTCGGCGCGGCCATCCACTACATGTGCTGGTACTGCACGGCGGAGACGTGTGCGGAGTCGTTCGTTCCGGTGTCCAGACATGCAAGCGCCAACTACATGGTGGGGAAGTACGGCGATATCGTACTTGGAGTCCCAGAAGACGAGGCGGCAGGTACGACTTCGAGCGAATATTGCGACCAGAGATGCATCACCATCGAGTGCGCGAACTACATGGAAGACGCGGACGGTCACATGTATGGACAGCTCCCAGACGCCACGTGGGAATCGCTCGTAGCGCTTTTGGCCGACATATGCAGGCGCAACGGCAAGACGCGGGCAGTCTATAACGGCAGAGCGGACTTCGACACTGTGAGGCCTGAAGAATTGATTCTCGTCAAGCACAAGTGGTTTGGAAGCACCGACTGCCCCGGCCCTTGGCTGGATTTGCAATTTGATAGACTTGCCGATGAGGTAAATGAACGTCTTGGAGCTACCGAGCCAGAAGAGCTGCATGGATGGGTCACGAACATCGACGAGTGCAGGGACGCATCGGATTATGCCTACTGCACATGTGCGGTCTACTCTTGTGGTTACTCGCAGGAAGACCGCAAGGACATAAGCATCGAGCGCTTGAAGAACGGCACGGCGGAGACGGACTGCTCCGCTGGCGTGTCTTGGTGGCTCTACAAGGGCGGACTACTTGACGAGAACCCTTGGTTCTATACGGCGATTGAGATTGACTACCTCACCGAGCACGGCTTCACGCTTCTCAAGGCCACGGAAGTGACGCCAAAAAGAAATGACGTTCTTTGGAGAAGCGGCCATACTGCCATCTACATCGGTGATGGTATGCAAGCCGAGGCGCTTTGGAGCGAGAATCATACCATTGACGGCGAGGCGGGAGACCAGACGGGCGGCGAGACGCTTGTAAGAGAGTACCCCGCAGGTGGGTGGACTTACATTCTCAGGCCACCAGCACACGAAAAGGAAGAGGATACGGAGGACGAAATGGTTTGCGTATTCAGACCCAACAACGACGAGTCACAGCCGTTGTGCTACTACGACGGCGTAATCGTCCATCCATTGGAGTCTCAGGCCAAGTACGACGCGGTCAATGAGATGTACCAAAAGCTCCATGGAGGGAAGAGCATCCCGACAATCTCGCTTGGCGAGAAGACCGCGCCTTACGGCACGGAGTTCATCCAAGTGACTCAGACCAAGTGGTAACCCATGCCGTACAATCCAACTTGGGTAAACCCATACATGCAACAGCAGCGTGGTGCAGCCTGCCCAGTACGAGTCGATAATGGCGAAGATAAGGGCCCTGGGAGGAAAATAGTCTCTTTACATCGACGTTCCAATCTACTATAATCTTAGGCAGACCCTCGGCGCACTCCTTTCCGTCGCAGTGTCTTTCCTTTGCTTGCCCCCGCCGCCCATATATGCGACGGGGTGCTTCTTTTTTAGATTCATACTTTACAAATTAAATACTTTCCTATATACTATATATATAGGATGTAAATTTCGGAAGGAGCATTTATGAGAAACGTACCTCTGGTTAGGGTAGAGAGGCCAAAGTCGTATTACAGCAGGGAGCGCAGGACAAGACCACATAGGCCGAAGATTGAGGTGACTCCGATTGAGGCGCTGGCGCCATACGCATTCGTCGCGTACCTGATACTCATGCTTGCATCGATTCTGGTGCCTGCCATGGCGTTCCTGCCATAGCGAGTACAAGGGGACCAAGCGGACTGTTGTCACCAGAGCACAGGTTAAGTCGATATCTGAGGCGTAAACATCAATTCGGGGAGTCGAAAGGCTCCCCAACTTTTTAAAATCCCCCTTTTTTAAAAAATACCTTTACACAAAGAGATTTATAATGTATAATGTAATAACAAACAAAGGAAAGGAGCCTGCAATGACCATCACCGAGTTCAAGTTCTTCAAGCCCATGAGGGGACGCACCATCTTCTCAACTCCTATTGAGGAGATTAAGAGGCAGTATCGCAAGCTTGCAATCAAGCACCATCCAGACATGGGTGGCAAGCTTGAGGACATGCAGCGAGTGAACGCAGAGTTCGACGCACTCAAGAAGCGCGTGTACAACATCCACGAGAGCCAGAGCGGTGAAGTGTACACCGACCAGACTCAGGAAGCGCCAGATGATGTTACCGAGCGCTTCAAGGACATCATCGAAAAGCTCATCCACATGGAGGGGCTTGAGATTGAGATTTGCGGCTCCTTCCTCTGGGTCGGTGGCAACACCAAGCCCAACAAGGACGAACTCAAGGGCATGGGATTCCGCTGGGCCTCAAAGAAGAAGCGCTGGTTCCTCGCACCGCATGGATGGAGGAAGAAGGGTCGCAGGGAGCTGACCATGGGAGAGATTAGGGAAAGTTACGGTTCACAGAGAATACAGTACAAGCATGCTGCTGGAAGGGCGCTCAATGCCTAATAAAACACCCGCCGTGTTTCGCATCGCTGAGAGGCGTGGCGGGTTCGCTTGAGAGTGAAAGGCACTTCCGTAGCCTTGGCTGTGGGTAAACAAGCCGTCTGGTGTCTACAAGGCGTGCCTTCGCTGGAAGAATATCACATCGGTAACAAATTGCAAGGAGTTTTTTAGAAAGGAGCCTGTCATGGCAATAGGATTCGAGGTTACCGTACAGAACTCTCACAAGGAGGGCTTCTGGTTTCCCCACGACGAGTGGGAGTCAAGGACAATAAAAGCTGCGACGCTGTCCGAGGCAGTATGCGCGGCAATGCCCCTCGTTGGCGAGAACGACGATGTGATTGTCAGCATCGTCACGTTCGACCCAGCCACACCGCACTGGACAACCACGCAGGTCGTATACGACTTCCTCCACGGGAAGATGAGCCACAGGGCAAAGAAGTACCAGCTCTAAAACATAACTCTTTACAAGAGACTGTATATAATGTATAATTTAGTAAAGCGAACGGGCTAAACAGATTTAGGGGGAAAGGATGACGATATTCACGGTGGGCTGCGTTGTCGTGATTATGGTTGTGGCGGCATATGCGGGAAGGACTTTCAGATGAGCGAAATTGCGGAGAAGATAACGTCGATTGGCATACGCGAAGGGGATGACCTGCATGTAGGCTCTCTCCGCAGGCTCGGAATCACGAGAGAGGACTTGGAGGAGGTGGCGATGGAAATCGGTGCAGAGGGGATAACTCAGATATCGGGAATCGACTATTACGTTCTGCGTGGAGTTTCATAATCGCATAAAACGGCTGTTCGGTTATTGATAGAATGAAGGCTGACGAGAAGGACTGGAACGGCGGCCTTCATTGACCTTCATTATTGATTCGAAAGGAGGTGAACGATGAAAGTTACGGAAAAGGAAGTATACGACGAGGTACGCAGGTTCATCGACGAGAACGGGTACAGCCCGTCGATAAGAGACCTATGCCGTAAGTTCGGAGTATCGACGAGCACGATGCATAAAAGGGTCGATACGATGTGCTTCAGGCGAATGCTGAGCAGGAAGAGGGGCTTGTCTAGGTCGTTGGTTCCACTGCCAGAAAGCGAGTGGAAGAATGACGCTAGAGTTCTTCATACCAAGCAACCGGACGAACAAGGACGGTACGCCAGCTCCTCTGGACGGGATTAACGAGCTTGTGGCGGCTGAGAGGGCAAAGTATGGCCCATCGCTCAAGCGCAAGAACGGAAGGCATGCCGAGGCCGTCTGTCTAGAGGCAATGAGGTCACAGGGATGGACTTGTCCGAGATGCAAATGCGTCGTTGAGCTTACGTTCGTTGAGCCTCACGACAAGCGAGACCCAGATAACATACTTGGGGGTGCGAAGTTCATCCTTGACGGAATCATAAAGCCGAAGGGAAGGAAGAGCTACGGAGCCGGAGCGATAGAGGACGATTCGCAAAGGTGGATTGTTCTCAAGTACGGGGACATAGAGATAGACGAGGGGGCACCGGGTTGCAAGGTACGGATAAGCACGATAGAAGGTTGAGAAGGAGAGACCTGTTGCAAGGGAAGAACAAGAGATACGGGAGGGATTCAGATGGGGATTAGTTTCAGGGCGCTAAGGGCCGAAGAAGTTGAATGTAGAATCGGCCAAATAGCAAAAAACGGAAGCGGTCTATCTTTGCTGCTTTTTAAGACGGCAAGGACGGATATGGATATTCTTGATGAGACTGTAGGGCCTGACAACTGGCAATGCAAGTTCTATGAGCAGAAGGGCACGTTGTTCTGCTCGATAGGAATAAAGATAGAAAGGGGCAACGGTGAATTCGAGTGGGTATGGAAGGATGACGCGGGAAGCCCGTCGAACATAGAGGCGGTCAAGGGCGAGGCCAGCGACGCAAGGAAGAGAGCGGGATTTGCTTGGGGAATAGGCAGATGTCTCTATACCGTCCCACGGATATACATTTATTCTGATAGATGTAACATCAAACAGTCAAATAACGGTAAATACCAATGTTACGATGAGTTCAGGTGTGAAAAAATAAGAATTCAAGACGGCAAGATTACTGGAATATCAATATTTAACGACACGACAAAGCACAGGGTTTTCGTCTGGACTACGGAAGAATAACAAATGGAAGTATGGAAGACTATCCCATCGTTGCCAAACTATGAGGCCTCCACGAGCGGTAGAGTACGGCACAAGGGCAAAGAACCGAGAAAACTGCAAGTAAACAAACGTAACGGCTACGTGTATATCCCTGTCAGAAAGGATATGAAGTTCCAAAGTTTAAGGGTACACAGACTTATAGCAGAAGCGTTTATACCTAACCCCGAAAACAGACCTCACGTAAACCATATCGACGGCAACAAGCAAAACAACAGCGTCGAAAACTTAGAATGGTGCACGCAATCAGAGAACGAACTCCACAAATGCAGGGTTTTGGGAAAGAAAAATGAACCGCCACACATATTAAAGCCAGTCATTGACTTAGACACTGGAATTGTATACGAGTCGATAAAAGCGGCTGCACAGGAAACGGGAATAGACCATAGAAAGATAGGAGAGATAGCTGCTGGAAAGAGGAAGACATGCCACGGGAAGAGATTTTCATGGGCATAGATACGACTTGCCGAGTGACTGCGATAGGACAGCTCAGAACATGGGCCGAGAAGGGATAGGGAGAATGATAGAGAGAATGACTGCGAAGACGGTTGACCTCGTTGAGACGGAGCACGGGACGGTTCGCGTCGAACACAACATCGACGGCATATGCGTTGTCATACCGACGCCGAGCGAGTTGGCAACGGGCTACAAGGTAATGGAGGGAAGCGACGGTTTGGTGCTCGACGTCACCATGGACGTGAGGCGTCCCCACAAGGGACAGGAAATCACGCAGAACGGAAGCACGTTCGAGGTTCTGGACGTGCGCAAGACTGTGGTCGGCTACGACGTTCTCAACGGCAACACTGGGGGTTGGGAGCCTTGGGTTGAGTAGGCTCAACGAGCTGGTTTCCGACTGGGAGCTTGAGGAGATACGTCACGAGCTTTCGGTCGGAACCGCACCTGACATAATAGAGTTCAGGCACGGACTGCCAAAAGGCACAATAGGCAGGCGCAAAGCCTACAAGGGCGTGCAAGACCACTCGTCTTACAGGATGTGGGATGATGCGGAGAGGGCGTTCGTGAGGGACAACTACCCACAGCACGGGACGAGCCATTGGACTGGATGGAAGCTCCTGAGGAGGTCGTGGCACTCGATAGAGAAGATGGCGCACGAGCTTGGCGTGACCAAGAAGCAGAGGGAGAGGCCTTGGAGCGATTTGGAGATATCCTTCCTCAAGGACAACTTCCCAAACCACGACAGGCATTGGGACGGCTGGAATCTGCTTGACAGGACTTGGGGCGCGATAATGATGAAGGCCTCATACCTCAACGTGAGAAGGAAGCGCAAGACCGTCAACGAAAAGTGGCGGAAGATGAACGACGAGATTTTCAAAGGAGAAAAATAGTATGAATTGCTTCCTGTGATTGCATAACAATTTTCATATATGGTGCATATTGAAAAGAAAGACATACAAGGAGATTTAGTATGATTAACCGTGTTACCTTGGCAGGAAACATTACTCGTGATTGTGAGGTCAAGCAGACTCAGAGTGGCATGACGATAATGCATTTCGGAATCGCCGTGAACGAGCGCTTCAAGAACAACCAGACTGGTGAATGGGAGGAAAGGCCGAACTACTTCAACTGCGTGTGTTTTGGGAAACGCGCGGAAGGACTCGCCAAGGTCTTGCACAAAGGGCAGAAGATTGCGCTTGACGGAAAACTTCATTACAACCAATGGGAGAACGGGCAGGGACAAAAGCGCTCAACAGTCGAGATTGTGGTTGACGATGTTGAGTTCATGTCTCAGCGAAACAATGCTCAGGGCCAACAGAACGACTCATACGCCAATCAAAACCAACAGCAGGGCAACTATGCCAACAACCAGCAATACGCCCCGCAGAACGCCACTCAGCAGCCCACAGGCGGGTATCAGGGATATCAGAGCCAAGG